CTAAAACTTCTTTTAGTATTCTTTCTATAGTTTCATCCCAATAAACAATTTTACCATTAATATGTGACCAGCAATAAGACTCTCCACTTAATGCATGAGTTATTTCATGTATCATTATAATACTATGTCCTAAAATTGCATTTTTAAGATTTAATCTTTTACCTAATGTAGCTACCCACATATTAACACAATTTACACTCCATTTACCTCTCCATGCATGACTATCACTATTAGTTGGTTGTTTAATTGTTCCAATACAAAATTTAGGCTTCATTTAACTTTTCCTCAAATAATAGAAATATTATCATTATATTTAAAGATTTTTCAAAAAGATGAGCTGTATATAAGAAAACATAAATTTCACCCTCTATTCAACTTCCACTTTTACACTGTGCAGTATTATATATTTAATCATTAGTTTAACCATACGGTTTAACTCTCTATGTTTCTATAGGTAGAATAGCCAGGTAACATCTATAATTAACTCTGATAGTAACATGGTTAGTTATTCTTTCCAGTTAATTATATAGCCTGTACTATTCTCCTGTTACATTCTATAGTTAAACTACTTAATAAAGGTTTACTAGATCTAGTAATGTAGTTAGATTAGTTTACCATGCTTTTAACATTTTAGTTTAACCAAGTATACTATTGTCAATAAACCTAGTATATTGCCTGGTTAAACTCTTTATACCATTTAGTATAATACCAATAAGTACAATTATGTTCTCTTGACCTATAGAAAGTTTAACCGCTAATGAGGAAAAAAAGATACATAGAGAGTGATAAGAACATAGTTCCTAGATCTTTCCTACTCTCTGTAATATTAGAAGTTGAATTAATCGTTCTACTACGATTCCTCAATTTAGACAAATGATACAATAATTAATTAATAATTGAACGGTAGAAATTCTCATTTATAGACTTATTAAAAACTGAAGAATTTTGATGTTTATTGAAAAATTATTATTTCCTAATCTATATTTATAACTTCAACTTCTTTCTTTGAATGAGTATGATGTTCAATAGCATGTATTAAGTAATTTACATATCCCCACATATTAGATATATTCCATATTAAAGTAACAATAATTTCTTTATCTGAAGGAACAACAGAACCATCTTTTTTAATTTCTATATTAAATATTTTAAGTATTCTTATTTGACATTTATCACATATAGTTTGACATTCTATAGACTTAAAATCTTTTCCACATATTTTACATTCAAATTGATCCATTATATCACCTCCTTAAACATAAGCAAATCTAAGATGTTTTGAGCAGTATTTAAATCCTCTATCGTCTGTAAACATAACTCCATAAAATCCACAATAATCACAAAAGTCAAGTTTTGAATATGTTCTTTTTATAAATTGTTTCTTGAACCATAACCAAAATCTTATTAAAATATTCATATTTATATCATCTCCAATAATAATGTAATATACTTCTCCATTTGAATCCAAATATTTCATCTGCTCTATTACAAAAACAATCATAACATAATATACCACTCTCATTACCATAAACTTTTATCCATAATTCATTTGGTACATCAAAGTCATGTACATTTCTTCCACAATCTTCACATCTAGCACATTCTTCAATAAGAGAATAAGTCTTAAATAAGTATCTGTTAATATATCTAACAATTTGATATAAACAAATAGATATTGTTTTAAGCAAATAATTTATAGAAGGAAGTTTATGTTTAATATAAAAATATATTCTATTTCCCTTCATATTACATCCCTACATAATACCCAATCTAACCAATCCTTAATAGATTCTTTAAGTCTTCTAATAGCTTCTTGACTTTGTTCTTTACTTGCTTTTAATCTGGTTAATCTAAAATAAGTAATATCCCATAAGCAATTGAGAATATCACCAAATAATCTTAAGTTAATATACCACACATCAGATGGATGGCCTATTATATGATGAACAAATTCATGGAATAAAAGTTTAGGACTTAATTTACTAACCCAAATTACATAATTATAATAAAGACCTTCAGGATTATATTTTCCATTAATAAAATTAAAAAATCTTTGTAAATCTACAAATAATGAAATTTTAGTTAATTCTAAATATTCTTTAAAGTTTGTTGTTACCTTAATTCTAAATTTTCTCATTTATAATCCACCTATAAACTCAGTTAAAGACTTAAGGGTTTTAACTAACCAAGATCTTAAGAAATTAAGCTTTATATCCTTATGAATAACATCTATATAAATATTTACTTGAACTGGATTATCTACTTTACCTTGTATAATCCTTCTATTTCTACACCAAAAGCAAGATAAATGTATTCTTTTTACTTTTTTACTACAATAAGGTTGGCAAGAAAAAGATAATAAACTTTTCCTCTTTAATGTCCAATTTTTACATATATTTTCTAAGTAAGTTGTATAAAATGTTTTTTCACAATAAACAATAAATTTTCTTTTCATATATTCACATATATTACAAACTTTCTTTAACTTGGGAATTAAATAATAAATCCACATTTTATTATTATCATCTACTAAAAATAACCTTCCTTTAATAAACATCTTTATCTTAAACAACTTTCCTTTAGGAAAACATCTAGTATAAACAGTAATATATTTATCCATTATAATACAATGACCATCTACAGTTTCAATTCTTTTAGTTTTAATACTCATTTTAATCTCTACTATAATCTATTTGTATTATATGATTACTTCCATAATATATGTATTTATTACTCTTTTTTCCATCTGATATTATAATCTTAAGTATACAAGTTCTTTTCTTTGTATCTATTATTCTCTTAAGTATAAAAGTATCAACTAATTTACTCATTATTCTATTTCCTTATTAGCCTTAAATTCTTTATATTCTTCATACATGCATTTCCTATTTAAAACATGCAATTCTCCACATTGTTCACATCTATAATACCCAGTAGCTTCTATTACATCCTCTAACTTACCTATTTCTTTAAGCTTCCATAATCTTTCTATATAAGTCTTAAGTTTACCTTCTTCTAATGTCTCTTCTTTAGTCTGTACTTGCTTCTCTCTTAATTCTCTAAGTATATCTGGATAATGCTCTAAGAACCTTAGATCCTGGTCTCTTAATGTTTCCCCTTTATCAAGTTTATTCTTTATACTTGCTTTAGCTTGCTTTAATAAATCTATATTTTCCTTAAGTTCTTTTCTCCAGTCAGCTTCTCTACGTTTAGATATAGATCCTTCTTCTTGTTTAGGCATAATGATATTTCCCCTTAAATTCCAATATACAATGTCTTAACCATCTTCTACTTCTTTTAAGTATTTCTTTTAATTTAACTTTACTATTACTACTTATATCTATACTTATTCTCCAACTAATAGAAGGAACATCATAATTTGGTATGGGATCAAAATAATATTCTTTAATTATATTCATCCACCAATTAACACTTTTATAAAATCCTTTTTGAAGATTTTCTAAGAATTTAAGAAATTTAAGTTCATCATATACTTCAAAAGCTATAAATAAATTAGCAGTATACTTATAACGATTATTTATTCCCTTTTTAAACATTGTAGTAAGATGACCTTGACAACAAGAAATAGTAGCACAAAAAGGTAAAGTATTAATCATTTTAATGATATTTTTTATGTCAACATCTATTTTATCATAAGGAATTTTCTTTTTATCAATTACCATTTAAAGCCTCCAATACTTTATTAACCAATTTATGTACTGGACAATTAAAGCATTGATCTATATCTGCTATTCTCTTTCCTTCCTTTTCTCTTCTACTATCACATTCTTTACATACTTCTTTTTCCTGGTCTTTTAATATAGATACTATTTCTGATTTATTCATTTTCCTTATCCTCTATTAATCCAGCTTCTATTAATAAATTCCTAGTAATAAACAAATAAACTATTGCATCATCTATAGAATCACTTATATGAGTAGCTTCTTTTTCTCCTTTTCCTTTTTCAATAAGTATTCCATTAATTATTCTGTCAATCTTCTGAAGTACATATTCTAAAGATACACCATAAGGTTGTTCTATAATTTCCTTTATTCTAAATACTTCATTATATAAAGCATTTCTATTAAAGTTACTAGCCCATTCACCTTCATCAGCATATTCCATATTTCTATTTAGAAATAAAGAGACTAATTTACCAATATATTTTTTCATCTTAATTGCTATTTCACTTGTCTTCATATATCTTATTCAACTCCTTAATTAACCTCTTAAGATTAGAAACTATAAAACCTTTAGTTATAGTAGTATAATATATAAGCCAAGGATGAGAAGAATATTTTTCAGTTACTATATAAATAGGTTTACTTAATACATGAGCACAAAAGAATATTTCCATTGATGCTCCTATACTTGCTTCATTCATAAAACAAACCAATCCATCAGCATTAACTATTTTACTTAGATCATAATCAACTATTTCTTTAGATCTTTTATAATTTTTAACTACTTTATATGGATTAATAGTACCTTTATCTATTAAATCAATTTCCCATCTTATTTTTCTAGGTTTACCAGATAAAGTATAGAACGGATTAACAGTAAAGTAACCAGCTTTTTGTAACTTAGGACATGCAGTATCTCTTATATAATGCCTATTAGTTATTCTATGGGCAATATAAAATTTAGCTTTCCACTCTTTCAACTCTATACTTCCTCCTTAACTTACTAGTCTTAGGTTTTTCTCTTAATCTTTTATTACATCCTGGTCTAGGACAATAAGGAATATTCTCCTTTTTACCTCTCCATTTAATTTCTTCTCTAAATATTCTACCATGAGTAGGACATCTAGCATAAACATAAAATACTCCCTTAAGAGTAGAGAATTTAGTTCTTACTAAACTTAATTCCCTGGCCTTTTTATTAATAGACTTTTTACTTCTAGTAGGAAATAAACCTTTTAATTCTGTCCAACTTACATTTTCATACTTTAAAAATAATAAGGCTATTTCTTCTTTAGTCCATCTAGTCACTTAAAGGCCTCCAAACTAGTTTGTATCTGGATTAGATTTAAAAGCTTTGTAACTTTATCAGCTAATCTTTTATATATACGTTTATAATCTATTGATTGAATAACCCAATCAGGTATAAACATATCTTCTGCTATAGAAACATCCTTAAGAAGTAACTTTATATCTTCCCCTTTAAACTTTAAAGTCCATATTTTTTTACTCTTAATTGGTAGTCTTCTAGGTTTATCTCCAGCCTCAAAGTCTGTATTAAGATATTTATTACTATATAATGCTGATCTAATATGAGCTGGTAAATGTTGTTTTTCTTTAGGATTATGATTATAATAATTAAATGGCTTTTTAATCTGAAGAGGATAACTTATTTCTAAATAATTATATACTTTATTCCAAAAATTTCTAATAATCTTATCCCAATAAACCTTAATTTCAGCTACTGACTTATCTGATAATATCATCTTTATAATAGTCTCTAAAGTTTCTCTTTCTAAATTACTACTATCTGATCTGATAACCTCTATTCCTTTAAAGTCATATTCAGGTTCTTTAAGCCATTCTTTCTTTTCATCCCATATAGTCTTACCTGCATAGTACTTTCTAGCTACCAATAAAAAGCTACTATACAATTTCTTAAATCCTAAGTCACTAGGAGCTTTACTTACTTTATATATCTTAATAAAATACTTTGATAAACCTTCATTAAATTTCTTAGCTAATTCTAATCCTTCAACTTTGGCTTCTTCTGAACTATTACTTTTAAGAGTTATAAAGATAGAGTCTGTATCACCATATAAGATACTATAACCATATTTTTTAGCTAATTCTCCCAACTCCTCAATAGCTAGTCTTCCTATTACAGCAGTAGCAGCTGAACATTCTTTTCTACATAATCTAAAATTAGGATAGTCCATTACTCCATATATAGCATTAGTCATAGTCTTAATATTAAATAATCTTCTCCACCACATTTTAATTTTAACTTTATTACCTTCATTAATTGCTTTAGCATATTCTTTTTCATATAAGTCTCTCTTCTTAAAGAAGCTATCTACTAATTGAGGAAGTAGACCTATAGGACTTTTAATAAAACTATAAATTTTATCCTTATATTTTATCTTATAGTAACCTGCTCCTTCCTCCCTATAAGTTTCAGGTGAAATATTAAACATTTTAATTATATTGGGATATTCTCTACTAAAATCAAATTGTGCTACATACTGGTACTTTCCTGGAACAGGTACTATTACTACTGCTCCTAAGAAAGTACCAGTCTCTTTCTTTCCTCTTTGGGCTGTACCTAATGCTATTTTATTATTAACAAACCTCATTAAGGCTGTATCTATTACTCTATAGTTCATAAGTACCTCATGGAATAAACCTCCAAATTCTCTTCTTAAATCATCAAATGTCTCTATTAGTTCATGCTTCTCATCTAAAGCTTTAATGATTAATACATCTTGTACATTCCTTTTAAATACTATATTAGGATATTTATCCCATGTATCAGCAGCTGATCCTTTAAATGGTATTTTCTCTAATCCTAACTTTTCTGATTCAGTCACATACAATAAACTATAAGACCTAAGTTCAGCAGCAGTATATTTCTTAAATGCCCTCATAAGATCAAATAATATTCTACCTTTAATCCTATAAGGCTTTCTCTTCTTCATTATGCCACTAAATGGACTTAAAACCTTAGGATTAAGCTTATTAACCTCCATCCTTTGAAACCATTTAACTATATCATATCTGTCTAAGTTCCATGCAGTAAATAGATCTGGATCTAACTTCTTTACTAATTTAGATAAATAATCTAAACATAAAGCTTCAGACTTAAATCCTTTAATAAAATGCTTCTTATTATAAGGTTTAAATTTAGGATATTCCTTCCACTTCTTATTATCTACATAAAGAGTATAAAGTTTCTCATTATAATTGTCCCATATACTAACCATAGTTATAGGTTCATTCTTCTTAGGTCCATGACTACACATTTTAGTAGAATAAGCCTCAAAGTCTATATACCACTTTCTAAGTTTAACTTTTAGATCTATAGGTGTAATAGTTCCATCCTTATCTATATCTACCCCAGACTTAATTCCTTTATCTATCATATATCTTAAAGCTAATAATTCAGATCTAGATAAGTCTGCTTCATAAGTATATATAGGCTCTTTACCCATAACTTTAGTATACTTCTTTAAGAACCTTATAAAGTCTGTAATAGTTAAACTATCATGTAGAACTAACTTAGTAAGAGCCTTCTTATTTAAACTTCTTACAAAAGTTCCTAAATGTTCTTTAACATATTGATTTAGATTAAAATGTGGATCATCTACTAGTCTTATAAAGCTAGATTCTAATATATAGAGATAAGGCCAGAAAGGTGTTCTCCAACTTCTCTTAATACCCTGTTCATCTCTTCCTATAAGTACTACACATGGTATAGAGTAACCATCTTTCTGTATCTTAATACTTTCAGCTGTTACAAGAGCTAATTTAGTCAATATCTACCCACTTAGGATATTTATCCTCTTTATTTTTCTTCTTAAATTCTTGTTTCTTCTCACATATAGTACAAGTTTTTATAATCCTAAATTTCCTAGGTTTTGGATCTGTATAAAGTGGATCTATTATCTGTTGATACCAAGAATGAAACTTAAAAAACTTTCTAATCTTTTCTATAAACTTTCTTCTTCTAGTTTTAAGATAATGTCTCCATTCTTGACACTTTTTATAGTTCCATCTAGGCTTCTTATGCCACTTTCCACTAGGCCATTCTCTATGTGGACAGTCTTTACACTCTTTAACCCAATTACACCATGCACATATTTCTCTAGCTCTTAATTCTTCTTTATTCATATTATTCCCACAACTTAGGATATATTTCTATTTTAGCATGTTCTCTTAATCTATTTAAACCCATTTCCATTATCTCTTCTGGATCTATATTTAATATTATAATCATGCAAATAACCTGCATAAGTAAATCAGCCAAATGAGTTGAAGCTTCTGCCAAATAAGCTTTATCTTTAAATCTTTCATAATAAGCTATACTCTTCTGTAAATCTTTAAACTGCCAAGAACATACTAAAGCCTGCCATAACACATTATAACCTGATCTTTTACCAGGTTTAGGTCTAAGTCCATTCATAAAGGCCTTTATTTCTTCTACATTAAATTCTAATATTTTTTTATCCATTAACATCATCTTTTTATATTATTACTAAACTATTATACTATCATCAAATAAAGATAGTGGGGAAGAAGAATGACTATGATAGCCATCCTTCAATTTCTTCTTCATCTTCTAAACTTTCTGGTATTGCACTTTCTTTAGGTGTACTTAAGCCTGGTATTGGATATAGACCAAAAGCATTTACTATTACATCACCATCAACTAGCTTCTGAGTTTCATTATCTCTATATTTACTTCTTTTTGTTTGACCAAATACTCTTATTTCACTTAATGGTCCAAAGTCTATATTAGGTATTAAGTGTTGAGGTATAGACACTCTAACTACTGCCTCTTCATCTTCAGGGTCCATAAGTTGCATCCATATATTACCAAAGAAGCCAGGTCTATCAACATTTATCCATGTTACTATTCCTCTAAGGAATATCCTTCTATCCCATGCATCTTTATAGGTTTTAAAGTGTTTTTCTACATTTTGTATTTTAGTTTCTTGACTTTTAAGACTTTGAGTTATTATAGTATTAATATCCCAATCTTCTTTAAGAGCTTTAAAGACTGACATTGTATTTTCTGCTTGGCTACTATTAAGTCTCATATCTTCAGGATTGTCTTCTTTAATTATACCAAATGTTTGACATGGAGTAAAGAACTTAATCTTATTCCATGCTTTAGCTATTTTATTGTCATTTGTCTGAAACATAGTAGGTTTAAAGGTTCTTTCTCCATTTTTTCTAAAGAAGCCAAATAATGTTCTCTTTCTAAGTATTAGTTTTCTTATATTGCCTTTATCATCTTTTTTATCTAAGACTTCTAAATGATTAGGATTAGGTTTACCATATATCATTTCACGTTGATCTAGTATTCTATTATCACCATTAATATATTGTGCTTCTATAGCCTCTTGTACACTATTCTTTTCTATAAACCTTTTAATATTTCTTCTCATTTCTTCAGCTGTGTCTCTAAGGCCCATATCACCAGCTATAAAGCCATATACAGGTTGAGCTTGAGCCTTTCTCTTAAATGGTTGTTGCTTCTGCTTTTCTCTTCTAATTTCATTCTGAATTTTTCTTATAATGAATATTTCTTTAATTTTATCTTTAGTCCCTTTAACTGCTTCTTCATACATCTTAACTACTTCAGTATAAGTCATCTTATTTCTTTTAGCTATTTTCTTTAATTGAGTTTGTGCTTCTGTACTTAAATTCATATATACACCTCCTTACCAAGGAATTTGTTTATCTTTTATTTGTTTAAGAACTTCTTCTATAGATTTAAGATTAGCACTTATACAGCATAAAGCATCAAGTTTCATAAGGTCTATTTTCATTATTAGAAATGCTAATTGTTCTGTCTTATATTCTAAATCAAGTGTTTCCATTCTCATTAGATCTTCTAATCTCTTCCTTATTTCTTTTATTCCTTCTTTCTCCATTATATATTCACCTTTACATCATCTTTTTCATATAATTCTGGATGATGAACAGGACAAAATTGTTTATTACTCTTACCTTTAGCTGTATTACAATTAAAACATAAAACTTGAAAGCCTTTAGGAAATTTATTTTTAAGAATCCATGAATAAAAGTTATGACCAGACTTTGCTATTTCACGTAAATGTTTTGCTCCTCCACCTTTAATATGGTCTATACTTAAAAATTTAACTTCAATTTCTCCACAACAAATACACTTATTACCATAATGCTTAATAATAACTAATCTTCTTCTTTTTCTATAAAAGGAAGCATAAGCTTTCATATACCCTTTACGATATTCCTTATATTGTTCAGTATCATGTCTAGCTTTACCTTTCTTTGATTGATCATATTTTCTTTGAACATTTTTATTATACATATTAAACACTTCTAAACAAGTACTCTAAACAACTCCCATTCAGCATCAGAATTATACTTCCATTTCTTTCTACCAGTAGTAATTTTAACTAAGCCTACCATTTCAAATAGATTTAAATATTCTTTAGCCCTAGTAAACTTGATACCTTCCTGCATAGAAAATTTACCTAGTATTTTATCTAAAGTAACCATATTACCCTTCATCTTCTCCTTTAACATTGCTGCTAATTCCCTATATCTTTTTCTTAACTCTCTATTCTTATTTTGTTTATCCATTACCATTCATCACATATATATATTTATACATATACTAATTTACATATCATTTACTTTTCTTAATTTCAGCTTTAACACACCAATTAGTAAAGATTACTTTAAGTAATTCTTTACTTCTCTTATTAAGACCTTTAACTTTATTTAATGCTTCACTAAAATAATGCGGATGATAAGAAGCATGGAATAAATCTGGATAAGCTTCTAATATTCTAGTAGCTGCTGTAGGGCCTATTCCCTTTACACATTGGAGCATCATCCATTTAACTTGTTTAGGAGTAATAGCTTTTCTTACTGCTGCTGGAGGTATTCTACCTGACTTACCTACTCCATACTTAATATATAAATCTCCTATAACCATAGCTGTTTCTTCCATTCCCATAGTAACTAAATAAGGTATCTTCCAAAATAGAGTAAGAGTATTTAACACTCCTTTTATGAATCTTTCTGCATACATATAACTATGTAATCCTTCTATAATAAGAATGGGAATTTTGTAGGTATTTTTAATAACTTCCATTTGATCCCAGAATCTAGGTTTGAGAGTAAAAGTCTGTTTGTTAGGCATGAGACTTTTAATTAAATCATTAAGCTCTTTTCTTTCTATAGCTACTTCCCCAAATACATAATCTCCACTATCTGAATGTCTAATCTCTATATCCAAGTTTCTCTTCCTTAGATAGTTGATTATTTCCTCTGGTTCTCTATCATCTATAAATATTGGCATTAACTAACACTTACTCCATCAACTACATCTCTAGCAATTTTATCTATTTCTTCTGGACTACCTTCTATTTCAAATTCTAATGTTTTCTTTGTGAATATTAATATCCATCTTTTTGCTGTTAATTTTACTTTTACTTTGGGCATATTATTTAACCTCTTTTAATTCTTCAGGTTTAAATTCAATAATAATTCCAATCTTTTTTTTATCCTTTTGTATATATACATAAATAGGATATTCTTCATTATTATTAATTCTATTAACTATACCTTCTACATTATTCAATTGAAAATTAAATTCTTCACAATCTTCATTATTTTTAGAATCTAGTTTAATCTTCACTTTCATTCCTATTCTAATATCTTCTAATTTCATTATACTACACCTTATATGGTACATCTACTTTCTCTTTTAATCTTTTAATAGCTTTAAGTATACTTTCATTATGTATAGAATTTCTACCCTTCTTAATAGTATCTAAAGCTGCATAAACAAATACTTCTTTTATATGAGCACCAGTAAATCCTTTAGTTTGACTAGCTAAACTATTACAGTCAAAGTATGTATGAAACATTTTACCTTTACTAAATAAATTAATCATCTTTGTTCTTTCCTTTAATTCTGGTAGTTCTACTGCTATTTTAACGTCTAATCTACCAGGTCTATTTTTTAAAGCTTTATCTAATAGTCCTGGTCTATTACTAGATGCTAATATAAATACTCCTTCATTAGGACTATTACCATCTAATTGATTAAGTAATTCTCCTATTACAGGACTTCTTTCTATAGCTCTATCTTGACCAAAAAAGTCTAAGTCTTCCATTATTACTAATGTAGGAGCAAAGTATCTAGCAGCTTGAAATAATGCTCTTACATGTCTAGCCTCATCTATACTTTCAGCAGTAACCCATATAACTGTTACATCTGTTAATAAATTACATAATACTTTAGCTAATAGAGTCTTACCTGTACCTGGTTCTCCTCCTAATAATACTCCTCTTCTCCAAGGTATATCATGCTTTTTACATGCTTCTTTATTAGCTAAAGGATAGATTATATTAAGCAATATTTCATCCTTAAGTTCTTCAGTAAGTATTATATTATTCCAATCTAATTTAGGATATTCTAAAAAGTCAAAGTGATAGCCTCCTATAACTTTAAGCTTTTCATTTTTAAGAAAATTAAATTCTTTCATGAATTTTCTTATATCTTTAAATAATTCCTCTACTAACTTTCTATCCTTCTTATTAAAATGTATTTCAGCATGTGGACTCATTCCTTGGAACCAATTCCAAGCTAAGAGATTAACATCTTTATACTTAAAGAAAGTCCATCCTCCTATAAGGAGAGGTATTCTAGTATCTCTCTTTATTCTAATAAGATCATATTCAGCAGCCGAATAATCTGTACTTCCACTACTAAAGTTAGTAATAAGAGAAATTTTAGTATTCTTCTTTAAATACATATTAAAAGCATAGCAAGTTTGTGTCATTAAGTAACATGGAATATTAAATTGTATCTTTTCTCTTTCTTTTGGTGGACAACCTAAATGTTTAGTTATAGTATTTTCCTGTAGATCTGGAATACTCTTTAAAGCTTTTACTAAAAATCTACTAAAAGTCTTAAGGTGATCAAGACCTAGTTCACTTTTAACTTGTGCTTTAGGAGATTCTTTTGCTTCTGTTTTATCTTCAACTTTACTAGCTCTTTCTTCATCCATTATTTAACACCATCTACTATTCCTCTTTCAGTCAACATAAATTCACAAGTACCCTTAGGCAAATAGCTGCTGTCAAATATCATAGCTTTATATAACTCACTTTTAATCTGCATTACTTGACACCATGTAGTCATACTATGTAATAGAAATTCTCCTCCTACAGGATAGAATATATCACCTGTCTTCATCTTAGTACCTAACTGTTGACCAGCATCTACTCCACCTATAACTTGACAGCTAAGTGCCCATGCTATATTATACCTTGCAGCTAAATAATCTATAATGAGAAAATGCTCAGTAAACTCTCTAGTTCTTACAGGTAACATTTCTCTTCTACTATATCCAGGTCTAAACTTAGCAGTAAAACTATCTACTGCTATAAAGCCTATATTCTCCTTCTTCTTTTCTATAAGCTTCTGTATAATCTTATACTGAAGATATTGTCCTTTAGCAGTAGGTATATTTTCTGCACCAAATACCCATAAATTACCTAAGTCTATATCCTTATTAGTAGCTGCTGCTATTTCTTCTATCCTAGCATCACTAAATGTATCAGGTTCTGTTTCTATATATGCAGCTTTTCTAAACATTTCTTCTCCACATTGCTTACAAGTTTCTACTACTTTTTCATGTATATAATCACATTTTGGACAATATGCATACTTTGTCCTTGATAAACAGTCTACTATAGCATTAAATATAATTTGTGTTTTACCAGTACTAAATCTTCCACTGAAACCTGTAGTTCTTAAACTAGCTATTCCTCCACCTAATAACTTATTAAGATCTAAAGAATTAGTCTTATAGAATATTCTTTTAAGTTTACGTTCTTTAGCTACTTCTCTACCAGTCTTAGGGGTCATTACTGCTAATACATTCTCTTGTGCAGTTTTAATCCATGCTGTAGCCTTTGCTATACTTACACTAGGTCCCATTTCTGAACTTACTATGTCTGCTCTTGCTGTAGCTAAACCCATAAATGAATATCCAAATTCTCTAAGTTTAGTAGCAGTAGTAGGTCCAATACCAGTAAGGTCTTCTAGTCTTTTCTTTATTTTACCTTTCATTTCTTCTTGTTGATCAATAAGAGTCTTAGAATCTGTAGCTTTATCCTTTATAGTTTCATCTTTTATTCTTTTTACTTTACCCATTATTTCCCCTCTAAATGAAATTCTAGCTTTTCTTCTAATACTCTAACTTGTCTCCTACAATCAGTACATATACATATCCAATAGAAATTATAATAAGCCTTTTTTCCTTCTAAGAATGGCTCACTAGTAGTAGTTTCTAACTTGACTAATTCACCTTTACATTCATCACAATCTTTACCTTTATTTATAGGATAATCTTCTTCATATTTCTTTTTCTTTCCAAACCCTCTTTCTCTACTCACATTTATTTCTCCTAATTATGTTTCTTATTACAAGGATAAAAGTATATTCTAGAATTTTGATTTTCTTCTTTAAATATTTCTACTTCTTTTTCAAATCTTATATGAATACACCCACAATCAAATTGAGTAGCAATCCCTTTACGAATAGACTTTTGAATGCCATTATCTTTCATTTTCTTCTCTAATTCACATTCTGAACAATTACCTAAATAATCTTTATTATGTTTCTTACAATAATGCCATCTTATTATTTCATCTATCATTTAAAATGCTCCTCTATATCTTCTAGGTATTCTATATTCTTTATGTTCTTTATTTATTTTCTTTCCCTTTCCTTCAGGATTAAATATTGGACAATTAATCTTATTACATGCTTCTTCTGTTAATCTGCATAAATATCTATTTCTAACTTTTAGAGTATGATGTGGACATATTTTTTCATACTTATTAAAACTTCTTTTTGGAGTAGTAGGTAATTCTAAAGTGGTTGTTTTTCTATCCATCTACTTTTCCTTCTTAACTTGAGAAGCTATTACTTGTAATAACTGTGAAACTTTCTTACTTAACTCTAAATTGTTAACTAATACCTTAGCTACTTCAATATTAGATATAGAAGCCCCTAGTTCAATGCCCTTTTTTACCCCTTTCTCATATTCTTTAAGTAATATTCCACTAGATAATAGATACTGCTCCATCTTTATACTAGCTGGTACTTGTTCCATACCTTTACCATATATTTCTCTAGTTAATCCTAGTCCTAATTTAATAGCATCAAGAAGCTTATCCATTGCTGCTCCACTAAGTTTACCTTCTAAGGCCATATTTATAGCTGCTTCTACATCACTTAATCCTTTCTTCTTCTTCTTTATATAAGTTGCATAAGCTTCTCCTCCATGACATTCTGCACAGAATAGTTTTAAATTCTCTATAGAATTATTAGTAGAGTCTCCATCCTCATGATGCCTATGAAAGCCATTAGCTAAAGTCTTACTACATTTCTCTTTAGCACATATACCATCTTGTAGCCTATATACTAAATCAACTGCCCATCCTTTAAAGTCTCTTCTAATTTCTTTTTTATTCATTTTTTATTCCTCATAATACTATCTATTTTTTCTTCTTCTAAATATTCTTGTTCTTCTTTTCCACCATCAAATTTTCTAAAATCATTAAGAACTTTCATAAGAGTTTCACTATTATGATCAGTCCAACTACCATCATTCCAATATATTCTAATTCTTATTATTTTATTCTTCATAGATCATACACCATCTACATGTACTATCTGGACAATAAACCATATACATTCCACATGTCCTAAGAGCATCAACTCTACGTAACTTCTCTCCACATTTAGGACATTTGCTTGGTAAATTTGAAATTGGTTCTTTATCATCCTCTTCAACCCATCCTTTTATTTCTATTTTTGGCATTAATAGCAATTTCCTTTTCTTCTTTTCTCCATAATCTATCTTTCCTTTTAGCTTCTCTCATAGCCTTCTTTAATTTATCTTTATCCCAAATCTTATTAATTTTATTATCTTTATCATTATTCATTATAATTCTATTTTTATCGGGAAGTTTTCTATCTTGTCCTTTATTCTTTAGAAATGTAATTAAACATGGTTCTGAACAAAAATGTAAACTTGTTATATATTTCAAATTTAAATTCTTTATTATTATTTTATCTAACCATCTAGGAAGCCATATTTTAAATTCATTTTCATCTTTAATTCCTTTACCACACCAATCACAAATTTCTATTCCCATCTTTATTCATCACCTTTAATTTTAACCTTTCCATTCCTCTCCGATCCCTTCCCTTCCACACCCCTCAAATCCGATCAGTTCCAATCCAATTATTATACCACTTTAAATTCTGTAACCTCAAAGAATCCATACTTACCACCTTTCTGTGCTCTCCAGTCACCTAAACCATAATAAGCTCCAGCCCTTTCTAAAGATGCTTTAATTATTGAACCAGTTAATTCTGGATTAAGAGATTTAACAATAAAAGTTAATTCCCAGTCTTTAATCATAGGTCTTTCTTTAAATACTCTATTTCTTTGAATAACTACTGACTCTTCAAGTGACTCCCATTCTTGATTCTTATGTAGAATTAATTTAGGTTCTACAATTAAAAATGCTTTTATTAGAGGAGAATATTTCTTTTTAATTTTATATCCTGCATAAGCTATTGAACGTTCAATATGGGTAGCTGGTTGACATACTTCACCTTCTTTATTTAGATAAAGTAATTCTTTAACTGGTGTAATCTTCTCTGGATTATCTAGCAACATACTTCTAGGATTATTTTGTATTAAAGGAGATAAACCCTTTATAGTTATACTCCAACTTTTAATTTGATTATTCAATAAATTTCACCTCCAATCCATTCCAATCCTCTCCGGTCAACTCCTTTCCTTTCCAATCCAGACCCCTCCAATCCTCTCCTCTCCTCTAATATATTTTTATCTATCATTTAATCCTTTCCCATCTCTTCCTGTCCGGTCCTGTCCCCTACTGTCCACTCCATTAATAGAATATTTACGTAAATTGAGTATATCAGAAGTAACACCACTTTTAGGTTCATCTTTTTTATTTGAATATTTAAAATTAAGCTTTCTATTTCCATGCTTCCATATACTTCCTCCTTTAGCCAAATATTCTTTATAGAATCCTGTAAGATCATATTCTTGAAGATTATTTTCTTGAGCATGAAATCTTACTATAGGACTACCAACTTCTGTATAAGGCATAGATCTACTCTCTGCATAACCTGGATATTTTAAGAAGCAACCACTTGCTAAAAGATATTGTCTTCTAACTATATTCATTACATTACCATTTACTACTTCTAATGTTCTAAATGTTCTAGGTTTCCATGTTAAACGATGTGTATGTCCATGTCCAATTATAGCCACAACATTTTGACTACCTGCTCTTCTAAGCTGAATATCCTGATTTATCCTAGCACCAGTCTTACTATGATGTAATTGTGCTCCATATTTTTTATCACCGGCTTTAAATACTACAAATATGCCCTTTTGTGGACCTGGAACATAAACATCTTTATCTGGATCTAATCCTAATTCTAATGCTATATTCCTCATAAACCTTTTACTTTTACTTAATCTTACATATCTCTCTTCATGATTGCCCCACAATATAAATTTTATTCTATTAGCTAAAGGCTTAAAGTCTGCTACAAACATTTCTATTTGTTCATCTACATTTAATATTTCTTCATTAATATATTTACTTGCTTGACCATATTCTAATATATCTCCCATTAATCCAATTTGAATATTAGGGTGTTGTTTAAGGTAATTAAGATAACCATGTAATACTGTACTACTAAACTTTTCATGACCATAATGAAAGTCTCCCATAAAGCAAAATTCTCCATATTCTAATTTAATTTCTGAAAGTTTCTTATTTTTATAGGAAATTACTTCTTGATGCTTAACTAAAGGTAGATCTATTTCTATTAATCTCTCTAAGTCTGCATCTAAAAATACTCCAGTTATAGAATTGGGTTTCATTATTTTTCCTCCTTAATAGTAATACATACAAAAAGACCTTTCATCCTATCTAATATTTCTTCCTTAACTTTCTTATTATGGTAGCTAATAACTATTTCTCCTTTACACATCTGAATAGTCCTCTATTATTATATATTGCTCTGTAATATCACCAGGAATATCCTTACTTTCTAATAAATCAATTAGCCTCTTTACTCCTATATCTCCTGGAAATTGAACTTTTCTTTTCTCTATAAAAGCTCTTATTACACTCTTCCAAACAAATGTTGCCATTTTACCAGTATTACCCTCTTTAGTATCTGATATTGTAATAGTAGTTAATTTATATATATTTTTATCAATTTCTTTTAATGTTCCTTTTTTGGGTATATCCTTTACTTTTATTTGCTTCATTTTTATACCCCTTCTTAATATGCAGGTACTCCTTTTGTTTCCCAGGCAATAATTTTTTCTTTAACCTTTTTAGCAATTTCTATTAGATCTAAAGCAAATTGAATGGCTTCATCTGGAGTTAAATGTCTTTCTGTTTCATGATAACCATTTGGTTTTGAAAATAAAATTTGTAATGATTTCTGTGGTTCACCAAAAGCTAATGCAAAATGTACTATTTTTACATTTCCTAATTTATTCTCATATACTATACAATTCTTTTCTTCTCTTACTTTTTTCATTATATATCACCATTAATACTTCTTTTAGCCATCTCATAAGGAATAAATAAAGTCTCAGTAAATTCTCTTCTTATATCCTTAAGAAGCTTCTTAGAAACTTTAGACCATTTTCTTCTACTAAACTCTATAATCATACATGTAAGTAGACCTATACCTCTTTCCAATTTATAATATTTAGGAGGTGTACAATATACTTCTTGAAGAACTTCTCTAATAAATTGTTTAAAGAAAAAGCCTGGATCTTCTTTTAAATCTTTAAGTAATTTTGTAAGATAATAATTAAGATAACCATCTACTTGAGTAGGATGTGAGTCTCTTAAGTCATGAAATAATAATTCTCTGGCTATTACTAATCCTTGCCTTTCTCCTCTAGTTATTATATTATCATATCTTGGTCTATCTTCTTTCTTTATATAAGGCATTTATCTATACTCTCCAAAATCATTACCTACTAAAAATCCAATTAAAGTCATAATACAAAAGATTATAATAAACCATAAAGGATTAAGGCCATATACAAATAAATAAAAGAATAAATTAATAGGTATACCAAAGAATAAAAAGAAAGATGCACATTTAAGTCTATTTTTAATTCCCATTTAATCACCTAACTTTTTATAAATCCATCTTGTTAATGGACCAAAACCAAACCATCCTAATAGAAATGATGTACCATAATTAAAATAACAATGAATAAAATATCCAAAGGAATATCCAAAAAGCGCTATTAAAGAACATATATATAATCTTTGTTTCCAATTCATTTTAGTTTCCAAGTTCATACCTCATTAATTCTTTAACTAACCTTCTATGACAATAATCCTCAATTGGTTCATGGCATATTAAATATACTACTCTCTTACCTTTAAGTTGTCTACTTATTCTCTTAAGTCTTCTCATTTCTCCTAATGCTTCACTACTTCTTAATATTTCTCTTCTAAACCTTTTATCATACTTAACTATACTCCAAGCTATTCTAGGGTCTTTAGTCCTTTTAAGTTCTTCTTTATAATCCTTAAGAAGTTGTTTACTAGGAGCTAATATAGGTAGCCATTCATCTATTTTCTTATTAAGATCTTTATGCCAAAAAGGATATGTTCTAGTTATTAAAATCTTATAAGCTGTTTTAGATAATTTATCTATTTCTCTTAAAGATGCTGTTTTAATCGTCATTAATCTTTCACCAAATAATTTAATGAATAATAAAAATAAATTAAATACATTACAATTCCTCCAACAGTAAAAATTAATGGTAAAATTTTTAATATTTCTTCTAAATTTGGAACAAAAATATTCTTACTAAAAAGACACCAAAATAGAAAAATAATAATACTTAAAAATCCTAAACAGCCTAAAAATGATAATAATTTTTTATATATTCTTCTCAACCAAACACCTACTAATATATTATCTTTTCTTCTTATTTAAATGTTTCTTTTCTATTTTACATTCATTACAATTAAAATCTTTACATAATTCTTTCTTAAGAGGAAAAGTACAATTTAAATATTTAGAATTTAAAGTGAGCTGTTTAATACCTTCTGCTCCTCTTCTATACTTCCATAATTCAGCATTAAGTTTTTTCTTCTTTTCTTTATCCATTAATCTTCTCCTCTTAACTTCTTAACTAGATCTGGATATTTATGTTCTGCCCATATTAAATCCCTTACTTCAGCCTTTAAATCAACCTTTTCAGCTGTTACTCTTACTCTAGATTCATTCCTTATTTTCTTTACTAATTGTCTTTGCTTCTCTTGCTTATTCCTACAACTTTGACAATATTGTTCTACTTCCCAAGTATGACCAATTACTTTTCCTTTCTTTATTACATTCTGTTTCTTGGGTTTAGTATTAAACTTCTTTCCACATCTTAAGCATGGATGTCTAACTACAGGTTTACCCATCTATCCCTTCTTCCTTTTCTTTTAATGGTAAATTTTTCCATTCTTCAAAAGTAAATTTAGTTTTACAAGGTATATGAGTTAATTCTTTTTCACCAGAAAAAATCCAATTACCTGCTTTTTCACACTTAGAACATATATGGATTGTTTTACCCATTATTATTCCTCAAAACATTCTTTATTTCCATTAACCATTTTTCCATCAACTATTCCTTGATAACATGCACAATATTTATTCCATAAGTTTTTATATGCATCTCCTGAAGCATGGCAATATTTTCTTCTACCATCACAGAATTTCTTTGTTTCTAAACATTTACCCATTAATATACCCTCCTTATTTCTATTGTTTCATCAGCATTAGTAACTATCTTCTTAAGTTGCTCTTGAGGATATTGATAATCTACCATTTGTTGACCAAAGCCTACTACTACTTCATATCCACATATAGGACATTTATATTTATCTCCTCTTACTACAAAATCTATTTTAGTCTTGTCTATAGTTATTAATCTATCAGTATGAATAACAGTTAAGTTTCCTACCTTTTCTTGTATTGGTCCAGGTTTAGGTTCTTCATAAGGATGGTAAACTACTACTCCATTCTTTTCACATTGCATTTCTACATTACATTTTATACATACTGGTCTCATATTAATAATCTCTCCAAGTATAACTCCATACATATATAGAATAAATCCATTTTCTATACCAAATTGTCATTTCACTTAACCTCATTTAAATACCTCCATATTAGGTTTAAGAAATATTAATGGTCCACTCATCATACTCATATCTTTAGCTTTATTCAAAAGAGTATTTAAAAATTTAATTTTATCTTCTGCTCCTTTAGGTAATCTTCTTTTAGCTAATGTTCTTTTAATAAGTTGTTCAGCTAATTGATCTGTAAAGCATATTTCTCCATGTTGAATTAGACATATAATAACAGGCCTTTTATACTCTTGCAACATTTGATAACTTATCCTATTACTTCCCCTTTGTACTAGCTTCTGTAATTGCTCAGTAGTTCTATTAAATTCTTCCACTTTAAAAATTATCTTTACTCTTTGCTTCCACTTACAGAACCAGAAACTTAACCATACATCTATTTCTTCTTTAAAAGCTATTGGTCTTTCTGCTAATGTATCAATAAATTTAGTCATAAATTGTACATGGGTCTCTATATTCCACATAGTCTTAAAATAATATTCTATATCTTGAAGAGCTGTTCTATACATTATATTCTCTACAGATATATAATCAAAATTAGGATGTAGTTCTTTAAGTCTTTTCTTAATTAACTCTTCTAAGAACATTTAGTAACCTCTATCAGAAGTATATCTTTTACTTCTTTAAAAGTAGTATTAGGATTTATTTCTTGAATGAATATACCATCATTAGTATAAATTTTATATGTATCTAAATCTACATATCCTAAAAGCCTATTAACTGAGTCAAAAATATTTACTTTCATTTCTTATTTACCATCCTAACTCATCTCTTCCTAAATAATCTCCGCATCTTTCTATTAACTCATCATAAGTCATTGGTAATTCATAACCACAATCAGAACATATATCAATAATCCTTTCCAAGATATACATGTCATTATCATTTTGATAAGGGAGATGAGTTTTCATCCATTCAAGAACTTCTTTAAAGGTTGCTTTATCTGCATCTTCTGGTTTCTTCATATTCTACACCTATAAGGAGTTTTACATACTTTAGCAACTTGACTAAAGACTAAAAAGTTAATTTCTTTAGTATGAAAAAGCTTTAATAGAGTATCATAGGAAATATTAGACTCTATTAGTTCTTTAACTTGCTCTTTATCTTGCTTCTTCATCTTTTATCTACCAAACACCTACTAGGTAATACACCAGACTAAAATATAAAGGTTTCTACTAGCTTCTTATTTCCTTAAAGAGCCAGCCTACAGATATACCTGCTATCCACTTCAATGACTCAGTATCTTTAGTCTCAATGAAGTAACCAAGACACATTATGACACCAATAACAGCAACTATATTGGCTAAAGTTGACTTATCTATTTTTTCAGCTAATTTTTCTTTAATTGACATTTACATACCTCCTTATAAAGTAATAGACGTTGAACTATCCAGGCTAAGATTAAAATACCAAAGCCTATCCATTCTCCTTGAAGACTGAGTATCTCTTTATATCCTCCTTTATAATAAAGTTCATTTGCTATAGCATGAATAGAAATACCTAATCCTAAACCATATAATAGATCTGATATTCTTGATAGAAGCTTCCAATCTAATTTCATTCTAACTCCTCATAGTATAAGAAAAAGGCACCATGAAAGTCCTTAGGTATCCAATACATATTATGTGCCCATACCCAGAAGCATACTTTATCAGTTATAATATCAAAACCAAAAGAAGGAGGAATATTTCCTACTCCACTATTTCCACAGTTAAAAGCTGCAATTACATTATCAGATTCTACCATGCCATATTTATATTTCCAAAAACTATTATCTTCTGTAAGAGTTAACATAAACTGAACATGTAGTCTAGGAAAAGAGCTTATAGTACCAGATACACCAACCAACTTTACTGGCTTACCAAATTCAATTACACTAATTGCTTTTTTACATTGTATATCTCCTAGACCACCAAGCATCTTATAAAGAGGAATTACTTTAACTTTCATATTATATTTCTCCTTTTTAAAATTATTTAATTAATCCATTGAATTGGTTTCTTTCCTTTTTTAATTACTATTTTCTCTCTTGTTATTTCAATAAAATGAGAACAACTATCACACCAATAAATAAGAGTTACAAGTAAAATATTAAATAAAGAAACTGTACGAACATTAGCAAGTCTAAGTTTTCCATTACAATTGGAACAATATCTTATTTTACTTTTCATTCTTTAAACCATCCACTACCTGACCATCCACCTTTAATTGTTCCATCATTATTTACTACTACAGCATCAGTCATTAAAGCCATAAAGTCTCCATAGTTAACATTAATTACTCCATTAACATCTGTAACATCTGTCTCATAATTACACCAGAATGAACAACCTTTTATTTTATCACCCACTTCTGGATCTGACCAATAACCATTTGCAGGTTTTATATCTGGTCTGGTCTCAAGTATTTTAGAAACTTTACATAGTATTCCTACTGTTTCACTACCTGCATAAAGATGACTAGTAAATTCTTTATCCTCTACATCTATTGATTCATCTGCTACTTTTAGAATATGCTCCTTTGTAATTTTATATAGTCCAAAGTCAATGCTATTAGTATAAGGAACAACAGCTTTAAATCTTGATTGTCTACCTAATATTCTACTAAGTCTATTTAATAGACCTGCTAAACCCCCAGCTATATCACAATTAGAAGGTACATTAATTGGATAAATTTGTTGATGCCAATTATAATATCCTACTGCATCTTTTAATGTTCCACCATGATAAGAACCTGGTTGAAGAATATTAACATAACCAGAGTTTATTACTTCTTCTACACTCCACCCCGCATTAGGTGTTAAGACATGGGCATTACTTCCTCCCCAAGGACTAAAATCATCGCCTTTAAGATATAACATTCCTAATGAGCCAGCAGTTATAGCTTGATTACCTATACTTACTCCTAGTTCAACCGGTCTAAAGGCTTTAGTCTTATCTATTGTGAACTTCTCTGGTAGTCCTATCTCTATAATATCAGTCTCTAGAAAGTGACGTTTAAACATTGATCTAATACTCAATTCTGGAGGAATAATATCTTTAAAGCGTAATGTATCTAAACCTACTTTTTCCTTTACATAGAATCTAACTGCTTCTTGACTACTATATGAATTATTCCTTTGCCTAGGAAGAACATCTAAGCTAAAGCCTACTACATTTGGATACTTAAAAGCATTCTTCCACAACCAACTTTGAACATATTTAGGTAGCTCTTCTAACAATTATACTTCTCCTATTACTTATAATAATTTATACTTATTTAAAAGTTTCTATCTTACTCCTTTTATACTGCCACCATAACTTCTTTCTAATTCTCTTACTTTTCTAGATAGTCTAAATAAATAGTCAGCTGTTCTAGGAGGAGCATTATCTATAAAGAACCTAAACTTAAGAGAATTATCTTGTGTACTAAGATGAATATCTACACTATCAATTCTATAGTCTCCACTTATACTTAAAGGAGTAAGATCTACTGCTACTTTATTGCCTGGTAAAATAGGATAATTTACTAAGTCTAAAGTTTCAGTTTCTAATTCCATAGCTATTCTAGCATCTTTATAAAATGCTAATAAACTTTGAGCTTTAGCTTCACATTCAGCATCACTTAATAACATTTCACTTATTATTACATGTTCCCTTACACCATAAGTTGATACACTAGTAGCATCATAAGCATATCCATCTACAGCTGAATTATCAGTTCCTCCTCCCCACCTTTTACCAATAAAATGTAACCTATCTATATAGAAAGTATAATCATCTGCTGCTGACCATATAGGAAAGAACCTTATCTGTTTAACAGTAGACCAACTAAAACCTGCTCCTTTAGACCAAGCACCTTCATTATCTGTCCCACCTTTAATTTCTATATCAACCCATTGGTTAGTTTGATCTGGACTACCTAAATATATTGTTGCCCAATCTGTTCCTCCACAGTCACCACTTCTAAGGCCTATACCTAAAGATGCTGGTGCAGTAGTAGCAAAATAAAGCTTCATCTTTAATGTATCATACTCATTCATATCAACAGCAGTAACCATCTGAAGAAGTATACTAATACCTGTCTTATTAGTTATTTGTACTTCAATAGACTTACTTCCAGTATCTATAATAGTTGTTTCTTGTACTATATCATAATCTGCTGGATCATCATACCAACCCCATCCAGTCTGTGTACCTCCATCCTCTATAATAAATAGTACAGCATCATCCGCTATAGCATAAGCAGTAACCAAGTTAGTAGTCATAGTAACTGTTCCTGCTCCATCATCTACACTCTGAACAGTAAGTTGTTCTCCATTAGCATTATCATCCATAATCCACACTTTATCAGCTGCAACAAAGCCTGCACAATTGCCTGCTCCTAATGTAACTACTGCCTGACTAGCAGCAGCATCAGCAGTTAAAGCTTTAAGATGACTAGGTGCAGCTAATTCAGTTAAACCATCTGAATAATCTTGACCATCACTATCTAATGGAGCAGGTTTATCAGGTTTACCATAAACAGTAATTTTATTCTTTATCCTAGTAGCATCATCCATATATCTTTCTAATTGTACTTGAGCTGCTAAAGTATAACTTTCAGTTACATGTCCTCTAGGTAGCCAACCAAATTCACCATCATATTCTATCCTCATATCATAACCTATTGCTCCTCCAGATGTACTAGCTGTATCAGATATAAACTTTAATATATCAAATATTGTTTCATGACTAAATAACATTTTAGTATAAGTAGTATTACTATCTCTAATTAAATCTAAATAAAGAGTTAAAGTGGCTGCTGTAGTATAATTCTCTAATAGATTATTTACCATAGTCACATTATTAGTACTTACACTGGCCACTTTGTTATATTCCCAATTATTAGTATCATAAATTTTAACTAAGTCTCCAGCAGCAAATTTACTACCATCAGTAACAGCTACCACTTTTTGATCTTTATTAGCATTAGCAGTAGCTACACTATTTACCCTAGTATGAGTTAAAGAGGTATAATTATCTATCAAATAAGCTATAAGACTCTCTGCTTCTCCACTAGCCCTTTTATAAGTTTGATAAGCAGTACCCACATCTGTATTTAAGTCTCCATCATATTTCCTAGCAAATAATTGATAACCTTTACATCTACCTCTAAGTACTACTACATCCTTATATTGATATTCTTCCTTTTGATCTATAAACTCTAAAGATTCTAATATGCCTGTAATTAAATAATTAGTAGAAGAGCTAATAGTTCCTCTTTTAATCTTAATAGTTACAGCATTACCTTTAGTAAATGCTTTAGCTCCTCCAGGAGAATAATCACCAGCATTATAGCCTGGATTACTATTATCAACTACTACTTCAAAACTAGATACTTCTCTAGTACATCCTAAATGTATATCACACTCAAGAATTTCTGCTACTTCTACAGTTGTTCCTCCAACTTTAAATTCTATAGTTGGAGTAGTTAATATACCACTCATCAGTCAATTACTTCCTCAAATTCTCCTCTACGAACTAACCTTTGATTAGCTGACCTTCTCCTCTGTAGATCTGTTCCTCTTTCTAGTTCATTATTATATTGATGTTGTGCTTCAGCTGCACTTTTAGTCTGAGTAGCTAATATTGCTATTGCTGCTGCTGCTGCTATTGCTACTCCTACTCCTAAAGTTAATAATGCTACTTCCCAAGTTAAAGCTGTATTATGTGCCCATGTAACAGCAGTAGCAATTGTCTTGGCTACATAATATCCAGTAGTAAATATTCTAATGACTGTTCCAAATATTCCTATCATTCTAGCTTGTTCTTCATTTAATAGGCCTGTTACTCTACCTAATGTAGCAAATGACATAGATAAACTACCTATTTTACCCATTGCACTTACTGCCATAGAAGATACTCTACTCATTTTATCTTTTACAGCATCAAATGCTGGTCCTGTTCTGTCTCTAGCATATATAGACATCCATAAACTTGGTCCTCCTCCACCAGCTCCCATCATTGCCATATTATTCACCCCTATTAAACTTTTTTACTACTTTATTTACAGCTCTTTCAATATCTTTAAATATTCTAGGTATAGCTCCTTTCTTATAAGTTTCCCACCAATTACCTCTCCAAGTACCATGTCCTTTAGCTACATATTTCATGTAAGGATTATAACTTCCTCCTTCTATCCCCAAAGGATTAAAAGTGGCTGTAACAAATAAGCTTCTTCTTCCTTTACCAGTTCTATCTGTAAACCTAGCAGTAGACTTTAATATTTTCTCTTCTTTATTTGCTGTTCTAAGTAAACTATTATATACTTCTCCTTCCATTTCTAGAGAAAAACTATCTAGAACTTGCTTAAGTTGCTCTTCATTTTCTATGACTATACTAATCTCTAATTCTCCTTCCATTATTATAACCTACTCTTTGTCTTAGCCTTCTTTATTTCTCTCTCCACTTTACTATCAACTTTCTTCTGTATAGTTAATAACTTCCTAATTAACTGGACAGGATAACCTTTTATTATTATATATAATGGTCTTCTAGTGAAGAAAGACTTTATTATTTCATATAGATTAGGTAACTTAACTTCTTTATCCATTAAGTCACTTAATCTTAAGTTAAGACCTGAATCTCCTCCTTTAATAGCTCTATATACAGCTAAACTTAGATGACCTACTCCAAGTTCCATTGCTGTTTCAAGTTTTTTAGTTCTTCTCTTTCCTTCTGGCTGAAGCCATTTACATAGTCAGCAGCAGCCATCAATAATTCTCCTAGAGCCATAGGTATACCATCTTCTAAACTTAATAGTTTTTCTATTGTTATTTCCTTTGGTCTTTCTACCATAGTAGCATCAAGCATTAAAGCTTGTAACCTTCTAAGATCTACTTTAGTCTGTTTAGTTATAGGATTCATACTAGTACATTCACTTGTAACTTCATTGCTTCTTCCCCAAGTTATACTTCTAAATATATATTCACCAGAATATTCTTTACCAAACCTATTATCTATCTTAATCTTTTTCTCCACTATTATTCAACCTCCTTCTAAGCAATAGTTATTCCTGTTGCTCTAAATGGTAAAGTTACATAGCATGGTATTTCATTTAATCTGGTTGTTAAGCTTCCTCTATCTAACTTAGCACCTGTAAAGTCAAAGTAAGGTGTATTATCTGACTTCTGTAGATCTATTCTAATATCTAAATTAGTAGCATCTAATAAGTTAGCATATTCATCTTTATCTTCTACATATAATTCTATTTCACCCATTAACTCTCTTCTAGTCTTTAATATATACTTAAGATATTGAGCATTGCTAGTCTGTATTACAGGTACTCTTGCTAAGTGATTATTAATTGTAAGATGTACTCTTTTAACATTAGTTAAGGCTGTGTCTGCTCCACCAGCTGCATTATAAAATACTTCTGCATCTTGTCCTGTTAAAGGTAGAGCATAGCTATTAGCTATACTAATTGGATTAGATGCTCTACTTGTTGCAGCTATTAAAGCTGCTGTATCTACTATACTATGACCTACAAATTTAGCTGTTGCTATTATAAAACTGTCTATAGTAAAGTCTATATCTAAACTGTCCATCATCATACCTTTATACCATAATGACATATAGCTAGATCCATAAGTAGCTTCCCATCCTATTCCTAAACCATAAGTAGGAAATGTCTTAGCATAAGCCAAGAGAGTAACTGGATTAAAGGCTGTAGCTACTGTTCTTTTCCTTTGTACTATCCATTTAAGACTAATTTCTGGACTTTGTAAACCATCAGCAAAAGCATTAGCATCTATACTTCCTATACCTCTACATTCTCTCTTCATATTCTCAAATGATTGAGGGGCATCTTGTATTATACCTATCCAACTAAAGACTGGACTACCTGCACTTCCTCCATCTGCATAGCTATCTTCTGTATCATAATAAACTGCTACATGCTCTGGACATACAACATCTGTTATCTTCTACACCTCCTCTAATTAAGTTCCTAATAATATTACCCATCCCATTGCACTACTAGCTGTTATATAACCTGATACAATTATATAAGTTCCTTTTGGACTGATAGATACATTTCTTACTTTCCCTGATGTTATTCCTAAAGTAGCAGCTGTAACAGTTTGTTGTAAAGTACCATTCTTAAATATATAGATCTTACTACTTCCATTATCTACAAATACTTTATAGGTCCCATAAGGAGTAACTTTGTTAGCTAAACCAGATGTTAAAGATCCATCACTATTTAAAACATCTACATCACTAACTAATGCTGCCCCAAGACTTTTTGCTGCTATAGTATACTTTTTAATTGTTTCACCATAAATATTAAGCATCATTACTTCTAATTCATCTTCATCTACAATAGCTGTTTGTCTTAAATCCCCATCTGAACTATCTGCATCAGTAACTGTATCATATACTGCCCAACTAGTAAAATTTCCTTCTTCCATTTGTTCTTCCTCCTTTCCTCCTGATCTTGATGACTCTCCATAAACTGAGCCTTGCCCAGTAGGATTATAATATATCCAAGCTTCAGTCTTAAGTATGGCCTTAAATAAAGTAGGTTTAGTAGAAGTATCTTCTACATTCCTAATTTTAGTTAACTTCCATACATTTATACTTCCACCTGGAGCATTAGTATTAGCCTTAATAAATTTTCTAATAGCATTAACTGCTTTATACCTTACTAAAGGAGCAGTAATATATTTATTACCAGTATCAACAGCTGACCATTTATCAATTATATTAACTTCTATAATGATAGGTACAATTTGTCTCTTAGTAGATAATCCTATCCAATCATCATCTATTTCATCTGACTTAACTGTTATAATAACATCATAGTCTTGAGTACCACCAAAAGCAGCTTTAAGTTCTTCTTTACTCATGGTATAAGAAACTAATATTGTTGCTCCAGTACTATTATCATCTATTATTTCATAGCCTGTAGTACCTATACCTGTAGAAGTATTTTTAAGTATGCTTACAATAGATTGTACTGCACTAGTTAATTCTACCATATTATTATGCTCCTAAAAATTCAATTCTCTCCTGACATGTACATCTATAATATTGTAAAGTTGACTTCCAATAAATACCTTCAACCATTGTTACACTATAATATTTATTATTCCACTTAATAACATCTAAATTGACTACTGCCGTCTTAGTTAAAATTAAAATAGTATCTAATTTATGTAAACCTAATTCTCTTTCTTCTATAAAAGATGGTTGACTTCTAACTACTACTGTTACATCTACAGCTGTAGCCCATTTACTCTCTTTTAAATTAGTTGTAGAATCTCTACTTGTCTCCCAACTATGTACATAATGAGAGACTGTTTCTCCTTCCTTGGAAATTAGGTCATCAAAATAACCCATTATTTATTCACCATCATCAACATCTTTTTATGGTTAACCTGTTAATTATATTAACTATTAATTTATTTAACTATTATCATATTAAAGCTATACCTAATTTCTTCTCTGGAAAATATTGCTCCTCTATCTCTAATATTCTCTCTTTAATATTTACCATTCTTCTCTCTATATCTATTCCTACTCTTACATCAGCTATACCATAGTCTGCTGCTCCAAAGGGTGTATTAGCTCTTACTAATGCACCCAATACCTTAAGAGCTACTTTTAAACTACACCATTCTCCTATAATGTCTGTACTTAAGTTCCAGCCATAATTATAAGTCATCTTTATCCTCTGATAACCTGCTGATGGAGTATTATTATGGAAGTATATAGCAAAGCCTAAATATTGATTAGTCTTAGTTCTTTTCTTCATTATTAAGAAGCTACTATCTGCTCCTGGTCCTTCTGTTAATGCTGACCATGCTTCAGTTGCTGTTAATGCACTAGTCCTTTTAGATAGACTAGCTACACTTACTATAGGAAGAAATGGAGGAAAGAATAATCTACTAGCTATTTCTACATAGCTTTTACCTGCTATCATTTCTAACCAGGCTATAGTACCTTGTTCTGGATAGGCTATTTTAGCAGGTATATCTATATATTGATCTGTTAGTGTATAACTACCTAATGCTCTAGCATCTACATCTGCTTCTACTTCTGTTATCCATGTAGCTACTTGAGTAGTAGTAGGTTCAGTACTATCAGTAATAGTAAATTGAGTAATTCCTTCTATCTTAGTTTCATCTGTATAAGTACCCATTTTCTTTTATTACCTACTAAGGTTCATATATACAGATACAATGCCAAAAACCAGCATAATGTTCTACAGTAATTTCATAAACTGTATGGCTAGATCCTATGCTTAGACCATCTAACCATGTTTCAATAGCTGCTGCTACATTTGCATCTGTTAAATTATCTGCTACTTGAGTTTTACTTACCTCAAAGTTTCTTGCCATTTATTAACCTCCTTATTCTTCCTCTTCCTCAAATTCTAATTTCTTAATATCATTAGCCCTTAAGAAACTATCCATAGCTTTAGACAATTGAAGTAGGTTAAGATAACCACTTATTCCAACTGCTTTTAAAGTAGTTAAACTTTCAGTAAGTACTTGGGCTGAACTAATCTCTAATTCCTCTTCACTATCATCATCATAAGTAACTGTCAATTTAGTTTTATTAGTCATATTAATCTCCTATATTAATCCTTTAAGTGCGCCAATTATTACACTTAATATAGTTACTAAAAGACCTATCACAGCTGCCATTTCTTTCTTAAGCATAGATATATCATTACCTTGCTTAATCATTTCTTTAGTAGCTACTTTCCTCCATTGTTTAGGTTTACTCTCTAAACCTATAAGCTCATAAGCACAATCTTTCTTCTTTACCATCCTTAATCCTTTCTCTTCACATATTCTTTATTTTCTTTTCTCTTAATCCAATTACAATTTGCACATAAACATTGATACCTTTTAGATCCTTTCTTAATTTCTTTTATTACATATTTATAATAAAGATAAGAACCTTTATGTTTTAACTTTCTATCTTTAAAAGCATCACTATTAACATGATCTATCTGTAAAGCTCTAATATCAAAAAAGCCACATTTAATACATTTATTACCTAAAAGCTTTATAGCTTCTTTTCTATAATTTTCTCTTAACATTCTACGTCTTTCTCTAACTTCTTTTCTATGTTTTTCCATCTTTATAGGATCTTCTCTATATTTTCTCATATATTCAGCTGTTGCCATATCACCAACCCTCAACACGAACTTTAATCTTTCCTTTTCTTCCTTCCTTAATAGGACCAATTAATATACATGATCCTCCTTTCTCCCATCTTAACTTGACTGGTTTACCTGTAACCATATTATAGCCCATAGCAAAGAGAATATTACTAAACTGTGTATCTATTCTTCCTTCTTCTGGTCCTTCATATACTATATGGAATATTGCTAACTTAAGATGAGGTGCTATTGCTCCTCTCCATTCTGTTTGTATTTTAAGCAATTAACTAACTTCCTACTACTATTACTTTAAGATAGTCACTAGCTGTAAATTCATTACCTATAGTTATAGTCTCGTCATCATCTGTCCATATTGCACCTACAAAAACAGATGTAGTAATGTCTTGTACTCCAGCCCAGAATATATGACTTAAGTAAGGACTCATTTCTAATTCTATAGTCTGCTTAACAGTATCCTGTATCTTAAATATGAATACCTTTAATGCTCCCCATTTCTCTTTTCTTTCTAAAGTGATTGTCAAAGTCATCTATATATAACCTCCTTACTTATCTTTCTTAACTTCTTTAACCTCTACTATTTCTGGTTGATCTATCCTCTTACATAGTTCAATTTCAAACTTACCTACTCCAGTAAATGCCTCAAATCTATCTTTAATAGTACCATATTCTTCTTCTGTTAAAAGAACTTCATTTCTTTTTTCTTCCCTTGCTATTCTAAATTTATTTAAGATTTTATCAAGTCTTAAAAGATCAGCCATACCTAATTGTGCTTTAGTTTGCTGCCCAGAAGCACAAACAATATTCTCAATAGATGTCACTATGTCATAAGGAATAGGCTTTACTCCTGATTGTAAAGTAACCATGTAAGGCTTAATATTTATCTTTACTGCTTTCATCAACATCATCCTCCTGTAATTAAACCTTCTATACTATTCTAAGTATAAACTGCTTAATATATCTATCCCTTTCTTTTACAAAAGGGTAAGGAAGCTTAAAAAAAGGTTTGCCAACCTATATATTAAGATTAACCAGTGTACAATTGTATGTATCTAGTAGCTCCACCAATGCTGACCATGATCCATCCACTTTCTGTTGTATGACCACTTGTTTTATCCCCACTTTCATCAACAGCAGTTTTATTTCCTGGAAGAGTTAAAGCAAAGTTTGGATTTCCAATAAACTCTATCCATGAATCATCCCAAGTTACTGTTGAACTATTACATTCTAACCTTAGAACATATAGTGAACCAGTCGTTGCTGATTGACTTCTAACATAAATATATGCACCATATACATCTCCTGTAGTAGTTACAGTAGCTGCAATTTCTGATCTAGCATATAGAGCACAACTTGCTCCTGCTCTAACAGTAGAACCAGTTAAGAAAATTGCATGAGTTTCAATACCCCTACAAATTGCTGTAGCATTAGTTCTAGATTGTATTTCCATAGCTAATATTTGATCTGAAGTTGTTATTCCAGTACCAATATATCTTATATTAAATGCTGGATATGCTGGATCAACTTCTGCACATGTTAACCAATATGATACAAAGTTATCTGCACTAGCATCCCATACTATTGAATTAGTAGTAGCATCACTTGAAGTATAAGCACCACACTTAATGAATTTATCTAAGGTTGCTCCACTTGGTACTCTTAGTGCTGTTACAACTAAGTCATTACCAAAGTTTATACCTTCATCAAACTGTGTGCCAGCTAATATTACAGTATTTATGAATTGTATTCCTACTGTTGTTCCAACAGTAAAAGCTACACCTTCATAAGGACAATGCAATGCTATACCATGGTAGCTTCCTGTTATTGAATTATTACCTTTACAAGTAACAAGTAAACCACAGAAACCATAGTTAGTTCCATCGCCCCCTACAACTGCTCCTGAACCCATAGTTTCAGTTCTAATCTCTAGACCTATTCCACCATAAGAAGAAGTATACTCTAAGTATCTTCCTTTATAAGTTTTTCCTGCCCTAAAGATAGTACAAAGATACATACCATGAATTACACCGTCAACGTTACCTTCTGTTTGTATTCTAACCCTAGCACATCTAACGTCACAGTTTCTTTCACTACCAGCGTCTCCTACATAATCTTCAGAGACTATCATGTGAAAGTCTACACAGTGCATGTGCTTATGTGTAGTAACTGCATCTGTTTCTCCACCAGTCTCACAGAATACACCAAAGCCTATAGTGTCTGCTCCTTCATCCTTTACTCTTTCAGCTAAGTCATAATTATAAACTCCCAAGATTAGATCTTGAGCATTATTGCCACTTGCACCTTCTATATTAGCTAGTTCACAAGAAAGATAAGACTTAAAGGGCATTGCTATAGTAAACCCTCTTTTGTCTACTCCTCTACCAGCGAATATTGGACAAGGTGCTTCGGCTGCTGCACTTACGATTGCCATTTTTTATATATACACCTCTTTTAAATTATATTACCCTTTTGCCATATTATTTATGGACTATGATTTACCACCTTAAAAAACCCGATGGTTGGGATAGGATTAATATTTTACTTATAGTCAGGTTAGACTATTGTAGTTCTCTAAGTTTACCGTGACAGTTAAACCGATAAGCTTTTACTTCACCCATAGTCTCATACATTCCCTTAAAGGTTAAGTATCCTCTATGGAGAAAGTCTTTGCCTGCACCTGTTTCTGAATAGACAGTTGGTTTAGCAACTGCAAACTTTAGGAAGTCTGTATCCAACATGAATATTCTTCCTATAGTATCAGCTGGACAATGTTGACTTGGAATTATAGGTATACCAAAGTATGTAGAGACCATAAAGCCTGCTTCTACTCCTGGTGCTGGTCCTCTGACCCCACCAAATGTAGGAACTATCCTTGCTGTATCTACAAACCTACGTTCAGCTTCTAATAGCTGTTGCCACCTCATCAAAGTGTCATTTTTTGTCAAAATAACCTTTGGCTTTCCATCTTTGTCCCAAATGTCTTTCAAAAGTGTGTCTATCAAGAGAAGTGTCAAGTCTCTGTCACTTGTGCTGTTGTGACTTACAATAGCATCATAAGTTGTAGTTGAATCTCTATCTAGTTCTTTTCCTCTAGTATAATAGAGGTCATGGTCAGTAGCAGCATAGCCACTACCGTCATTCTCACTAGCTGAGGCTACAACCCTGTCTATAGATTCTATGTTGTCTCCAGCAGCAGTATCAGCATCTAGGCCTAATTGGTAGTTTATACAGAAGGCATGCTCTTTACCTATTTCCTCACGGTAATAGGGTAGTAAGTCAACTGCATCATCTACTCCACTCAAAAAGGCTACATCTTCACCAATGTCAAATGTATGAGCCACAGTCTTAGGCTCAGTAAAGCATTCAACAAAAGTTAAAGATTGTGCTGCAGGAACTGCTCCACCATTAGTATCATCTGTATTAATTCCTCCACCAGTAGTATGAGCTGCTGTAGTCAATACTCTCCAACCTGACTTTATCCAAGGTTCTTTAGGAAGGATAGCAAATATGTTTACTTCCATATTCAGCCATGACCATACCTTCTTTCCCCACAAAGGTTCCCAGAAAGTACCAGCTGTATATGTACCTGGAGAGTAAACACCTGCTTTTCTTACTAACTTAGAAGGACCATAGTACTTCTCCATTAGTTCTTCCATTGTTTGTGGAATGTTCATTGCTATTGACTCCCCAATCTTTTAGAGAGTATCTGTGTATCTTTCCATGACATTTTAGATAGAGCTTCCATGCTTAAATCAATTTTTTCTTCTGTTGGCCTCTCAGGAACTTTAGTTCTCTTTGAAGCTGGCTTAGAAAATTTCTTCTCTATTCCTTTATCAACAGCATCTTTTATAAATTCAAGCAATTTAGCTTCTTTACTCTTCTCTTCTTCCTCTGGAGGTTTCTCTTCCTCTTCTTCTTCCTGCTTCTCTTCTGAAGTTGAAACTGTTACTGTAGTACCCTTCTCAACTTTCTCTTCTGGTTCCTCTTCTTCTTCCTCTTGTTTCTCTTCTTCCTTAGGCTTTTCTTCTTCCTCTTCCTCTTGTTTAATCAGAGCCTTAGATAGTCTATTAACAGCATCTGTTAATTTATCTATCTTTGCAGCTAATTCAATTTCAAATTTAGAAGGTTGATCAACTTTCTCTTCTTCTTCCTCAGGTTTCTCTTCTTCCTCTTGCTTTTCGGTTTTTTCTTTCTTTACCAATATTAATCTCTCTTAATTCTTTTTTGTTCGGAATATATCCGTAACTGTGAAATGGCTTTTTCAAACCTATTAAATGAAGCTCCTAAGAGCCTCTTTCTATTATTTTCATCTAATTTAGAAATAGTTCTATCCAATTTATCAATAGCCACTAATATAAGACAACGATGACATTTCTTTTTTTCTTTCTTACCTTCTACTTGCTGTCTTATAGCTGCACAATAAGCTTCAGGGTTATTTGCCTGTTGATTCTGTCTTACACAATCTTCAAAGTCTTTATATCCTGCAAATGGTTTACCAATAGCCTCACCTTTCATCTTCTGTATTATCTTCTGTCCTAAAGCCATTGTATAAGCTTTAATTTCTGTCCGTATCATATTCATCTTTATTTCTACTTCTTTTCTTTCTTTAGGAGTAAATTTACTTTCGGGAGGAGTAGGCCAAACCTTTTCTTCTATTTGTCTAACTTCTTTTTCTAATGCTAATATCTTAGCCTTAATCTCTTCCTCTGTCATTTCCTTTATCTTCTTCAATGAATTTTCTCCTTCTTGAATTTTCTGTCTTTTAACTATAGTAAAGACTGAAGGTTTATTAGCTGGTTTATCTACTACAGCTATTTCATGTAGTTCCATCTTATCTATCCTAGTATAGCAACTACCTTCACAAACTACTTCACTAGCTAATGCTTCTCCTCCTATACTAAAACCTGTAAGAGCCGGAGGATCTTTCTCTATTAATTCTCTAGTCTGCTTACCTTTCTCTATATCATCCCTCACTTCAGCTACTATGAATAGACCTGTATCGTCTACTCCACTCTTCCATTCTTGACCTTTACTATCAGTATAATTATCTAGAACCTTAATGACTGGTATATTAGTATGCATAAGTGAACCTATACTAAACCCACTTTTCTTAAAATTATCCCAAGCTTCTTTAAGGACTGGAATAGGTATTAGTTCATTCTGACTATCTATAACTTCTACACTAGCATATCCGGCTATAATTAACTTACCTTTATCTTCAAACCTTTTAGATATAGGCATAGATATAGTTATATCAGCTTTTACAGAAGGTATAGGTAAATGATCTAATAGAGCTTGTACAAGTGGTTCTCTAAATAATTTAGAATGGTCCCCTAAAGGACAAGCTTCTTGTTCTAACATATTATCTTTAACCATTTCTAGAGGGTTTAAAAGGCTAATAGGCACTTCATAAATTTTATAGGTGTTTGGCTCCTACTAGCCTTCCTAATTAAACTGCTAATACACCCTCTTTGTATTACCCATAATTATAATTGTTATGAAGATATATAAAGCTTTCTTTATTTTGTTAATTTGTGTAATAGTAACATTTATATAAGTTAAACTTATTATAATATATTGAGGATTATTTTTAATGAAGAAGAAGAAAATAATTAATGTAGAAGAACAGACTTGGAGAGAAATTAAAGCTTATGCTATTCTTAGAGGTTTAAGATTAGAAGACTTAATACAAAATATTCTTTCTAAGTTTTTAAAGGAGAATAAATAATGAAGGGAAGACAAAGCTCTAATAAAGTGGTTAAATATACTTCTAAAATTAGAACAAATCAAAGAATGGCTAATGGATTAACTCCAGATGGTAAACGTATAATTCTTATATCACAATCAAGATGTAAAGTTTGTAAAAGATTTTTAAAAGATGGACATAAATTTCGTAAACAAACTAAATTACTTCTTTGTCCAGAACATAAAAAAGAATATAAAAATAAGCAAAGAAAAATCTATAATTCTGATCCACAAATTAAAAAAGAACATAATAAATATGTTAGAAAGAGATATAAAGAAGATCCAGAATTTAGAAAAAGGGCTCATGAAAGTAATAAAAAGTGGCGAATGAAAAATAAAGAAAAAGTTTATAAATATATAAAGAAATGGTTAAAAAGTGAAAAAGGAAAAGAATATAATAGAAAAAATGTAAGAAAATGTTACTATAAAAATATTGAATATTACAGACTTTATAAAAGAACTAGAGCTTACGTTAAAAGACATATAAATGAATTAAAAATTGGAGATGTTTTCTAATGAAAAATAAAGAAACTAAACATCTTAGATTTGAACTTGCACTAGAAGAATATGCTGAATTTTGGCATATAGGTAGTCTTCTCAACCTTAATAAGAAACATTCTATTTTTAAAGAAATGATGAAAATAGTAAGAAAGGTGAAAGAGAATAAGTAATACTTTCTTTGGTAAAGGCTCTTCTAAAATTAGAAATAAAGAATGGAATTGGGAAGAATTTACTTCTACTAAAGACTTTCCAGTACCAGATAAACTTCTTGACTGGGTTATAGGTCAAGATAGAGTATTAGATGAGGTACAGCTTTGTCTAGATGAATGGTTATATAAACTTAAAGTTTTACAGAAGAAAAGATGGTATAAACCCTGGTTAAATCCAGAAGGAGAAAAGCCCCATTTTAGTAAAGTACTTACTCCTGGTCCTTATCTTCTTCTACTAGGTGATCCTGGTACAGGTAAGTCTCTTATAGGAAGAGCTATGGCTGATTATCTAACTAAGCTCTATAAAAAAGATAGAATTAAAAGGTTTGATGTTTTATCTTGGGCTAATAAGATATTACCTTCTAATCCTAAAATTAGTATACATAAAGCTGGAGAAGGCAGTCAAATAGTTAAAATAGAAAAGAAGAAATTAGCTAAAAAAGGTAGACTTATAAATATTGGTACTAAATTAGCAAGAATTTGTTTGGGAGCATTTGGAGCCTTACTTATAGGATTAGGTCTCATTTTTTGGTTTAAGCCTTGGGTAGAAAATCCACTAATTAACTATAGTCCTCCAATGTTCCTTAGAAGTATAGGCTTTCTTAATTATACCAAAACCTTTTTACCAAGTTATCTTAATTATTTTGGAATAGGTGGATCTTTAATTTTCTTTGGCTTTTTCATAGGATGGTTTAATAGAATAGGTAAGATACAAGGTAATAAAGGTATAGGTGGAGCAGAAGCTACTAATGCTCCTAAAATTTTAGTTAATAATGAGACTAAAGCTGCTCCTTTTGTAGATGCTACTGGTCATACTTCTGCTCAACTATTTGGTTCTATAGCCTGGGACCCATATCAGACTGGAGGCTTAGGAACACCAGAGCATCAAAGATGTACTGCTGGAGATGTACATAGATCTTCTCTAGGTATTTTATATATAGATGAGATTAAGAACCTTGGTCCTTTAGATGCTGTTACTCTATTATCTGTTCTAGAGGATGGTGCTTTACCTGTTACTATGCGTAGTCAATTTCATGGTAGTGGTACTTCTGCTATGGCTGTCTCTACTGAACCTATTCCAGCTTTATTCTTCCTATTAGCTGCTGGTAACTTTGATAGTATAAATAAGATACATCCTGCTCTTATGGATAGATTAATAGGTTATGGTAAAGTAGTAAGAATGAATAATGACATGAATAATAATATTGCTAATAGGAGAAAGTATGTACAATTTATTGCTCAAGAAAGTAAAAGATTTAGTTTGTTACCTTTCAGTAGAGAAGCTTGCATAGAAATAGTTAAAGAGGGTAGAAGAAGATCTAATAAAAGAGATTGTCTAGCTACTAAATTTAGACCTTTAATTGCTGTTATTAAAACTGCTGGTACTTTAGCCCATAACGAAAAAGTTGAATTAGTAGAGTCTAGACATGTTATAGAAGCTATTAATGAACATTGTAAGACTATCCAGAAACAACTATTAGAACATTATGTAGAAGAGAGAGGTAAACTTCTAGAAATAGATCCTAAAGGTCATCAAATGGGTACTATTTATGGTTTAGCTGTTAGTAGTGATTCTTACTCCGGAGAAATGACTGGTACAGTAAGTAAGATTAAGGCCCAATTAATTAAAAAAGATAAACTTAAAGATAATAAACTTAGTGGTTATTTTAAAGTTACAGGAATAGCTAAAGAATCAAAATGGATTAAAGCCTCTATAGATAAGGTTAGATCTGTTATCCTTCATAAATATAATGTAGATATTGAACAGGAATATTTTACTCATATAGACTTCTCTCAATCTTATGGAGTAGATGGACCTAGTGCAGGAGTTACTATGACTATTTTATTATGTTCTCTTCTAGAAGGTAAACCTATTAGACAAGATGTAGCTGTTACAGGAGAAATTAATATTAGCTCCTCTGATAAAATAGAAGTTACTGCTGTGGGAGGAATACATGAAAAAATTAAAGCTGCTGAAACATGGAACTTTAAAAAGGTTATTATTCCATATAAAAACCTTAAACATTCTATAGATGAAAGTGATTATAAAATAGAAGTAATAGGAGCTAAATCATTAGATGATTATCTTAAAGAGGTTCTTATAAATGAATAGAGTCTATAACTTTCAATATTATGATAAAAGATTCTTAATTTCTAAACTTCTTTCTAGAATTGATCGTCTTCTATTTAAACACTTTTTATATTGTGGCTTTTGTCTACATTGCTTTAAATTTACCTTCAACCTGCATGATAGTAGTGACCAAAGTTATCATTGTTATAATTGCTGTTGGGAGAAAGAATTAATATGTGGAATATAGATTGGATACAATTTAAAAAGAATTTGTCTATAGAAAGAAAAGCTTGGCAAGAGTTTGATATTGGTAGAGATATACTAATTGATGAATATAAGGAAAAGATAAATGCTAAACTTTTCTATTATAGTATGCATAGAATTGTACCTGGAGCTAATTTTAAAAAGTTTAAACAAAAGGAAAAGAATAAGCTTAAGAAGAAGATTAATAAGCTACGTAATAAATATATTAAAATAGTTAATAAAAAGACTAAACCTACAGTATCAATTTAAGATTCTTTTTTTACTTTATCTATTATCTTATTAAAAATTCTCTCTTCTGCTTCTCTCTTTCATCCTCTTCCTCTTCTTCTCCCCTAGAATAAGTAGGACTCCAAGCACCTTCTTGTGTCTTCTTTTCTTCCTGAATAGGAATTTTTTCTTTTTCTTTAAAGGGAAACCATAAATGTACACCATTCCTTTTAATTTCACGAATAGTATTACCATCATACCATTGAAACTCTTTATCTGATGCTATTACCCATGCTTCTAATGGAATATTAAACTTATCTTTTAAATCTAAATTGAGATTATTAAGTTCGGGTAATAATTCCTTCTTAGAAAAATTTGATTCTACTAAAAGATCAACATCATGTTCTGAATATCCTCTAGTAGCAATACCTTTTATAAAAGATAATTTTCCTAGTTTCTTATATTTTGAAACAATCTTAGTTGCTTCTTCTCTTGTAATCCTTTTTGGTTTTTCTCTAAGTCTACTAGTAGCTTCTCCTACACTTTCTCCTTCCCTAATAAAAATATGTTGTCCACCTTCTAAAGTTACCCACTTGCCTTGATAACCTTCAAATTCAACCTTAATTAACCTATCTAAAATATGCTTAGACCAGAACCAATTTAATTCTCTACTTTTATATTCTTCAACTACTTCTCTATATCTCTTAACTACTGCTTTCCTAATATCCGGATGTTTATCATATATAGTCCTTAACCTGACTATTTCAAAGCTTAAGTATTTATTAGTTGCTCTTTTTAAACTTTTCATACTAGATCAGACATTCTTCTCTTTACTATATTTTCTATTGACCTATGCATTCTTTTCCTTCTCTTATCCTGATCTTCTTCCATTCTCTTTAGAGCATCCATAGCTATTTCCTTCTTAGTTCTTTTCTTCCTTATTCCTACTTTAGTTATTCTTTCCATATCCTTTTTAGACCATGTTTTTTCATATAAACCTTTACCTATGCCTGCTCCACATTTACTACATACTAACATGGGTACTCCCCTCTGATCAAATTTAGTTCTAAACTCATGTTTACCCACTTGACAACTTAAAGGCTTATTATAAATTCTTGGATGCCTCTGAATAGTGTAACCTGGCTGTCTAGAACCTGTTAAGCTATGCTTCTTCATCTGTTTTAGACTTAATCTTTTCACCTTTATCTTTCCTTCCCTTACTATCCTTTTCAGCTTGCCTAAATCCCATTCTCTCATATTCTTCTTTAGGTAAGTTTCTCATAGTTAGATCTGTCTGTCTACTTATAGGAGGCTGTAATCTTCTTTCTCCCTTTTCTCCTACTTCTATTATAGGTGCTTCATGAAATACTTTAATAGGTATTCTAGCTATTTTAATATTCTTTAGATCTGGATCTTTATTCCTTCTTGCTCTTTGTGCAGTTGCTCCCATAGGATCATTAAGAACTGTTAATTTCCATTTACCATAAGGTACTTTTTGTATAGTTCCATCTGACCTTACTACTTCTTTCTCTTGTTTATATTTTGGCCTATTAGAAAAAGATAAGTCTTTAACTTTATCGTTTGTTATTACCTCCACCTCCTTAAATTTCCATTAATATGTCCCAGAAGCATCTACATCTTATATGGGCTGGCATCCTAGGTAAAAACTGTCCTAATCTATATCTCCTACCAGCTTGTCCATCACAATAATTACATGTCTTCTCATCTATTACTGTTACCCATTCAAACTCTTTAAATCCTGCTTCTTTAAAATTAGCTTTTAATGCTCCATTATAAGTTTTAAAGCTAAAGTCATGAGCTAAATCTTCTAATCTAAGTATTATTCCTTCTTTACTTAACCAAAATTCTTCTGTCATTATACCACTAACCTTGGATTAAGCTTAGGTATACGAGTATTAAAAGATTTAAATGGATTAACTGCAACTATACCTAAAAGTTTAGCTTGTTGTACATTGCCTCCAACTGGAGTAACTGCAACTGGAGGAGTTTCTTCACTTCCCCAAGTGCTATGTGCTGGTTCAGGTTCGATATATTTTCTAACTTTAAAAGCGTAGAAACGGACAGTAACAAACTCACTAGTTGAAAATCTACCTATTCCAAGATGTACACGATCAGGTGTTTCGGCATTGGCTTCATCTACCCTTGATACTCCCCCTTCTGTTATCTCAATGTCTCCACCTAGTTTATCCATAACTATTACTCCGGTTTGAGAACCATCCCTTTTATCTGAGTAGTCAGAATTTCCCCCTACACCAATTATAGCCTGAACACTTGTTTCGTCAACCCAAGCATCATAATAAAATGCAAATCCTATTCCCCAATCTGCACTACCCCAAGTAGTATGATGAAGTGAAAAACCCATCATGGTAAGAGGTAACATACCAGCTCCACAATAAAGAGTAAATCCAGTTGTTACATAAGCACCTTCAATCCTCCATGTTGCAGGAAAAGTAAGTGATTTAGAATGAAAACCTTTTCCAGTTGCCCATTCACTAGCATCCATATCAGTAACTTCAAGATACTTGCTAGTTGTATTTATGCTATAGGTTGGACCGCCATCCACAGAAGGCCATCTAGTTGCGTTTAAAGTGGCGTTGTCAAAGGGATCTCCAAATATGAATGTATTATCAAAGTCACCTGAAGAAGCTTGTCCGGTTTTTCCGTAGTAAATATAAATTGTTACATTAGAACTTTCTAAACTGTCTGTTACCTTTACCCAGAATATAGCTGGATCTGCTGTTAAGTCTTCACACCAATGACTTAATTCTGTAGTCTCATCACTATCTGTAAATGTAATATCATTAGGAAAGTCTGTACAGTGAGATTCTAAATAAACATCTTCCCCACTATCTGAGCCACTTCCACTATTAACACTAATCTTAATTTGATAGTCTGCTCCTGCTCCAGCTTGAGCATTAATTACATGCGACTTACGATAAGACCATCCTGTGAGCCAAGCCATTCTCTATCACACTGAATACCATATTCTTAATCCGAATTGAGCACCATCTAATACAATATTATTTTGGGCTGCTTCACCTACATCAAACCACATTGAATAGGTTGCATTAGTTGTAACTTCAGCTAAAATACCAGCATCAACAGCAGATGCCCAGTCTGCTATAAGAACTGTTCCTCCTCTAATCATATCATCAGAGAATCTAAAGATTTTATTTGCTTCTAAGGTAATAGCGTCTCTATCTGTTCCAGTAGTTTTTACTTTAACTTGTATCTTAGTTGACTCAAGATAGTTAGTTCCATCATAAGAGTTTTCTACAGAATCACATAAGAACATTCCTTGAACAGCAATAATAGTTACTCCACTAGGTAGACCAGAAACTACTACATCAACTAATCCTCTATCTCCTGCTGTTGAAGTAATTGTAACTTGTAATGGTAGACTCCAAAAGTCCATGTGACATACTATTCTAGGTATTTTAGGCTGCATAGCTGCTGTATCTATTAATATAGCTCCAGTATCAGATTCTACTCCATCTACTAAAGTTTCTATAGCACTTAACCCATAAGTTGCATTGTCTAATCTGTCAAGAGCTATTACATCATACAAAGATTTATTTGAAGGTAAAGGTGTTCCTCCAGCAAAGTCCCCATCCCCTGAAGCTAAGAATTGACTAAGCTTATAAGCTAAACTATTTGCAGCTGGACTTGTGGCTATAGCAACCTTATCATCAGTATATAAGTTTCGTTTCCCTATTATAATCTTATCATCTTCTTCAACATTAGCACTAAAAGCTGCTACAGTAAAAGTACCTGTAGCACTATCATAATCTTGAATATCCCTAGGAGCATTGCCTTCAGGAGCTGATCCATGAGCATTATTGTTTAGAGCTACTACCATTACCCAATCAGTATTAAAGAAATCATCACCGAAACCTTTTAAATCATCACACACTATAGTAGTAGTACTAGCAGTCATCCCAGAATCGCATGCTCCAATATAACTAATTCCTCCACCACTAGAACATACAGCTTTAATATAACCCATTAAACCTTGATTTTGATTTACAAACCAATCTGGATCATCAGTCTTATTTCCTATTACATCACGAATAGTAGAATTTGCTGTTGAATTTGCAGTAGGAACATCAAAGTAACCATCAAGAATATCAACTGCATCCTTAATAGCCTCTAAACCATAAGTAGCAGACTGTATTTCACTTAATATAGTACTTAGATCTGTACTAGTAATTTGTATTTTACCATCAGCATCTACAGATACCTTTATCCATTCTTCTCCTGTAGAATAATAACCATAAATACCTATAGCAGGTAAAGCTTTTATACTCAATTTGTCTGGACTACTCCATTAGCATCTACTTTAATTTTAATATAAGTTGAGGCTGCTGCTCTCCATCCATGAACAGCTTTACTATGCTTACTCTTATCAGTCACAATCTTCAGCCATCACTATTTTAAACTATCCTTTAAAATCTTAATAAAGTCTTGAAGACTATTCTTCTTATAAGTATCTAATCTTCTCTTTTCTTCTGGACTAATCTTAACTGTCTTCTTAGTTCTTTCTTTACTATGTTCCTTAGCAGTTTGATTAAGCTTTTTATATGAATCTTCTATAATCTCCTTAGCTTTAATCTTAGCTTCCTTAATAACTGTTGCTTTCCATTTTCCACCTTTTACTTCTTTTTTAGCCCATTTAAGAAGTTTAGTTAATTCTTCAGCTAGATTTACTTCTTCATATTTTACTCCAAATGGTACTCTAGCTTTACCCCTCTTTTCTATCTTTTCCTCTGGAATAACTTCTAACATTTCTCTAGTAGATGTAGGTCTTGATTCAGCTATAAATTCTGCTGGATTTAATTTAACTTGTTCTAGCTTCATCCTTAAGTTATCTATCTTTTGAGCTAAAGATGTTAATCCTTTAGTATCTAAATAAGTAGCTAAAGCAATTAATTGTTTAGGACTAAATTCTCTTCTCATAGATATAATAATCTTCTTACTTCCCTCATCAAAGTCTTCTTTATCAAAATCTATCTTTTCTTCTTTTATTTTACTACCTACATAAGCTAATACAGAATTTAATAGGTTAGATATTGCATAGTTAAAATTAACTGTTGATGTTCTAGTACCAATTACTTCTTTATTATTACTCATCACATATACTTCATTTTGGTCACTATTAATAGCAAAGACTTTATCATATACTCTTATCTGTGTTAGACTATACCAACTTATAGGTATACCTATTAAACCTACTTTTTGATCTTTAGCTAATTCTACTCTTTCTGCTTGTGTCCTATTAGGACTTCCAAATTCTTGTCTCCAAGGCTTACCTTGCATATCTCTAGGTTTTTCCCCTGATCTAGATCTAGCTGCTTCTGCATCTGGTAGTTCACCTTTTCCACTAACTATAAGTTGATCATCTGGACCTATAGATACTTTAAATCCTCCTCTTAAATAATTAAGAGCTGCTGCTGATCTAGTCTGATGTACAGATGCTAATTTATAATCATCCCTTGCTTCTACTGGATTAAAGACTAGCTTCCAGTCTGTTATACTAAATAAAGGTAATACTTCACTATTAAATATATCAGCAAAGTTATTCTGCCTTTCCTTAATAGTTCTATTCTGTACTTCTATCTTCATCTTTACTCCTATACCAGCTTCAGTGGAGCCTACAAATTCTGGTGTTACTCCATATACTCCTGATATAGCATCTACATAAATATTATAAAATTCTATAGATTGCATATCCTTTAGGTCATTCATTATAGGTACTCTTTGTAGTTCTGAATCTTTCTTTAGTCCCATCATCAGTGTTCTATTTTTTTTACTTGTTTTATATCTACCCATTTGAATATCTTTTTTATCTAGATGTTTTAATTCATCTTCTATAAAGCCTTTAATTTCACCTACTTCTAACTGGTCATAACCTGGTAGACCTAATATTGCTCCTACTGCCCCTTCACTATAAACTTCATAATTATATTCATCCATACTAAGAATAGTTTGTACTAATGTCCAGACTGTTATTATTCTACTATTACCAAATAGGGCAGGCAATACTCTACTACTTGAGCCATGTATAATTTCATCCTTAGTAAACCTTGCTAATATTGCTCCTTGTACTTCTTGTACATAAGCAGTTTGTTCCATTCTTCCTCCACAATATTGACAGGTCATTAATCTTTCTTTTTGTTCTTCACTATCTTCCGGTCTTATACTCTGTACAGGAGCATCACCTGGTATTTTATCATAGCATATAGGACAGAAGTATTCATATCCACCTAAATGACCATGTTCATCTGCAATAGGAAATATAAACCTAGAATCTTCAATATAAATCTCTCCTGGTACTTTCTCATATTCTACTTCTTTATCCTCATTGAGAACTATTTTTCTATCCATGCCTCTTCTGGGTCTTTCCTTATATGCTACTCCCCAATACCAGTCATCTAATGCTAGATCATAGAACATGCTTGATCTTACAAAGTCATCAAAATGATAGTCTCTATTTGGATTATCTAGTAACTTATCAAACCTTTTAGCTTGTTCTCTATCTGGCTTTCTTAATTTACCTTTACATTCTTCTACTGCACATTTATCATCTTTAACTTTAACCTTATATTCTTCTCCACACTTAATACACTTATACTTAAACTTGGCTTCTCTCTTCCATCTGTTTCTAGTACATTCCTGTATTATTGCTCCAAATGCTCTTCTTAAAGGCCATGATGTAGTAGCTACTTCAAATAAGTTTATATAATCAAATGCTGGTCTTCTAATAATAGGTTCTGGTTCAAATACAAAAGAAGGTACTACAGGAGTAGTCTTCTCTATTGGTACTCCTAACCTTCTACCTAACCATGATGCTAGTCTCATTCTTAAACTTTTAGAACTAACCTTTTTTCTTACTGGTGATTTACTTCTAGTTGACATCTATTTTCTACTCTTCTTTTCTATAATGCCAAGGTTTCTTTGGTATACCCAAATACCATTCTTCAAAAGATAAATCATTTTTTACAGTATTTTTAGTAAACACTTCTCTTACTTCCCCATTAAGAAAAGATTCTTCATTTTCCTTGGTATCTTCATCATTATTATTAGTTTCTGCTTCTTCCTCTATCGTATCTCTACAACTTACACAGTACCACTTCTGTACATGCTTCATTCCACCAGTAGGACATTCATCTAAAATACCTACTGGAAAAAGTACATCAAATACTTCTCCACAGCTATCACATAAACCTTTATCTAAGCCCATAAGAAGGGCCTCCTTTTATTTACCTTCTTTTAGAGGAGAGCCACCAAATTTAGACATGTATAGTTTTCTATCTCTGTCAGCTTCTCTCTTTCTAGCCTTTTTACATTCTTCAAATGTTTTACTAGTATCATATAGAAATTCATAGTTATTCTTCTTTAACACATTATAGATTCTACTTATTGGTACAAAGTATCCCATATGAGTAATAGGATCTGCACTAAAGCCAGATATATTAACTGTTATTCTAGCTGGCATACCTAGAAACTCAAACCTATCTCTTTTCTTAGAGTACCTAAATACTGATCCTCCTGAATTACCAAATATTGTAGGTGCTACTGACATCCAATAGTCATATTCATCTATAATTTCATTCATAAAGTCTATCATCCCCTTTGTAGTAATTGGTTCATGAGCCATAGCTGCTCCACATGCATATACTGGATCAAATACATGTACTTCATCTATTTTATCTTTTGGATAGAGATAAGCTACAAACTTTATAGGAGCGTTTCTTTGTAGTTCTAATAGAGCTATATCCTGTCTTTCATCATAACACTTAATATCTGCTCTATAAGAACCAGCTAATCCTTTAGCATAAGATAGTTTTTCATAATAAAAGAATTGTACTTCTACTGGTGATCTTATTTCTCTTTTAACATCCATTCCTACTTTTTGATCCCATAGTTTTTCTACTTTAATATTATCAGCTACTACGTGGTGACATGTTAATACATAAGTATGATATTTGCCTTCTTTATCTTGCTTAGAATAAACTACTGTTCCACTTCCCCAAGCTGACTTTGCTCTTATTCTTACTGTTGGCCAGATTATCTCTTTATGTCTCTTCTCTATTTCCTCTATACTATAATACTCAGGCATTTAATAACCTCTATATAATATATAATACAACCGTTAGTATAAATATATTATTCTCCAAAAGTGTTATTTAAAGCTATAACCAAGGTATTTTATTTACCCTAAGTTACAACCTTTCCTAAAAACAAATTAGTCAGGATTGGAGGTCATCTTTCCTCCCATGTCTTGCTTATGGGTTATTACTCCGTTCCTCAACTTAAGTATACTTAACCATTACTTATAAACCTTTCTCTTTTTTAAAACATTCACTACAAAGATGTTTAGACCACCAAGGAGGTATAAGATTGAAACATCTTGAACATATACGACTTTCTTTAACCATTATATCTACCTCCTAAAAATCAACATAAGTTACTCCTGTTTTATGTGACTTTTCCTTAAATGCATATATGGCAAGAGCAAGTGAAATTGGATAATCATCATGCCTACCTTTTACCTTGGGTGCTAAAAGCTTAAGAGTATGACCTGTATACTTACGTTCTAGATCTAACATCTGATCTATAAACCTACTCTTCTCCCTCTTATACTTAGTATGCTTAGAGAAAAATACTCTATCATGCTGAAATTCTCTATCCATGCCCTTATACATTTCATCATTTTCTTTTAATGAACCATAATAACCATCTACTCTAGCCCAAGCTTCTTTCTTTATATTGCCCTTCTCATCCTCTACTTCATCCCATAATCTTTTCTTTAACATGTCAAATAAAGCTACTCCTAATCCTGGTTTATCTACTAGTCCAAACCTTAAAGGAGCATATTGCTTAAGAAAATATATTATTCTAGGTATTTGAATTTCAAAGTCTAAACCTTCTACTTCCATCCATCCTAGTATATGAATTTCTGTTCCATTAACCTCTATTACTGTCACTACTGTACTGTCTCCTGCTCTAGCTACATCTATACCAAAAAACCTTAATCTTTCTTTATTCCACTTATAATCTACTTCTTGATTAACTATCTTTTCCCATCCTATAAACTTAAGTGTTGCTCCTACCCATTCTAATCCATATTGAGTTCTAAACTCTACACTATCTTCTCCTAACCTAGTTCTTTCCTTGGCTACATATCTTCTGTAAGCTACTGAATATTTGGATGCTTCTTTCCAATTTACTAGTTCTACATAATTAGCTGTACTTTTATTCTTCTTAGGATCATCACTCCATCTTTCTATTGCTTCCCTAAAGTATTCATTCTTAAAGTAAGGTGATGTTGTACCAGTTAATACTCTTACTCCTCCAGTTGTTGCTCCCATAGGAAATACATCATTCTTAAGCTTCATAGCATTAATTAATTCTGACTGTTCTATAATAAGTAAGTTAAATGTTGGACCTATAATCTGAGCTTGTTCTCCTACTGATAATGATCTTACATTAAATTCTTTTTTAGTAAGAGTATTTTCTAATATAAATAAACTAGATGTTACTCCTTCTCCTGCTATTTGCTTTATATGAGCTTTATGCTTTAGCCATCCTTTAAGAGATTTATATCTTTCTCTTAATCTATTCCTAGTTACGTGAGTAATCATACTTTCTACTGGGGCAAATAATCCACCTTTAAATTCTTGTTCTAAAAATATTAAATAGAAAGTACCTAATGCTAAAGTAGTATCTGCTACTGTTTCTGTCTTGCCTGATTGTCTACACCATAAACTTATTATTTCATTACCTAATGCTCCCATGCTAAGAGTATATTCTATTATCTTATTACTTAATGGCAATTGATATTTTCTTAATTTGATCTTAGCTCTTCTAAGTAGTATATTTCTCCAATCTTTACATGAATCTATTATATCATAAATATTCTTAGAATGGACAACTTTAATCTTAAGAGCCTGTATTTCATTCATTATCTACTTCCCCCAAGTCTTTCAATAGTTCCTTTGACCATACCTCTCATATTTTTCATTTTGTTTTTCTTTACATAATTCTATTCCGTTTGCACAACATTCTTCAAATCTTGGGCAAGTTCTACATTTCACATAATCACCACGATATTCTCTTCATCATATCTCCATGTCTACACTTTCGACATATTTTATACTTCTGTTCTACTTCTTCATCAACAGTATCTTCACATACTTTACACTTAAACTTCATCTATTATCCCTCTCTTGTTTCTGGACAATAACCATATAAACTACATTCTTCACAATCTTGACCTTGTTCTTTTAATGAACAATGCATCTTTTCTTTCTCCTTTTATCTTCATAATAATCAAGTAATTTAGGTATTAAACCAAGAAAGATACAAAGGCATACTATTGATAGGAAGACTAATTCATTACTCATTTATTTTCCCTCATTTAAAATTTCCTCTAATTTATAATTACCTAAATCTTTACTTCTACTATGATACTTTTTCCATCTTCTTTTAAACCATCTTTTTTTCCAATAATCCATAATATCATCAAATGATCTATCTATATAATTAGGTTCACAATTTTCTAATGATTTTAATATTTGATTATTATTAATCAACCAACAAAAATAAACTCCTCTTTTATTTCCTCCTGGTGACAATATATCTTTAACAGTTAACCCTAAAAATCTAGAAACTTTACCTAATTTATGTGTTATAACAAATGTCTGTGTAATTTTTTTATGTGGTAAAGATAAATTAAGATCATTAAATAATTCATCAATATATCTTCTTGTAGAAGAAGATAAATGTATTGTACTCTGAAATCCTTCAGTTAACCCCAAATAGTTCCAATTTGCTAAATTTGTCGTAGGATCATTTAATCTGTCATATTGTATAGACTTCCCATATAAACTAGTAGTTGTTATTCCATAAATAGGAGAATCATATACCTTTTGATAATCTTCTATTATATTATTAGAAACAGAAACAAGAGCCAATAATTTTCCTCCTGTAAATAAACTGAATGGATAGACTCCTACACAAACAAACATATTCATTAAATAATTTATCCTTTTCAATTTCTCTTGAATAGACATATTTTTAATACCTAAAAATACATTCCTAGGATTTAAATTTAATAAATCTGAACCTAATCCTATAATACCAAATACTTTTTCTTCATCTTCATCCATTAATAAGTATTTTAACTGTTTACCTACATATCCTGTCCAAGGTGCTGAACTTACAATGACTCTAACATATCTCCATAATTCTTTCTCATCTTTTGTTTTACATCTTTTTAACACAAAATTAACTTTATTCAAGGGTAAATCTCTAAAATCTAAATAATGAAAATATTTTTCTTCAAAATTTAAAAATGTTTTAACTTTATCCTTCAACCCACAACATTTACGTTTTACTAAAGCTTCTCTAATTGTAGATTTAACATCTGTAGTACTAGAAAATCTATTAATATCCTCAATTATACACTCTTTTAATAAATTAAGTTTGGTGCGGATGGTTGGATTTACACCAACGTCTTCTAACTGGATATTAGATATTCTACATTTCTGAACTACATCCGCTTTTTTTCGACTACTACATGATTTTTTATATGTACATACCTTATCCGATATTCTATAAGAACATTCCCCTTTAAATGTGCATATAAACATTATTTTCTCCTCTTCTATTCATCGTCTAATTCATTGCCCCAATTTCTATAATAAATAATATTCCTAATAGAAATGACTGCCCATAAAATGTCTAATACTAATCTACTCCAAGTATTAAAAATAATATCATAAATTGTAAGAATTATAGCACCTAAAAAATTTAAATAAGCTGCTCTAAGTTTCTTTTTAGAAAAGATATAGCCAAGTAATAATAATATAATACCTATAGTTCCTATAATTTCTACATTCATTTTTCTTCCTCTACTCCATATACATATCCTCTAATAGCTGTATCAATACATGCTATAAAACAGTCTACTCTTTCTTGAATTGTTGTTTTGGTAATGAACCATCTACCATTATATCTAAGAGGTATATATACTGTTATAAGCCAATCTAAACCTGCTATTATCTGTCTAAGTCTAAAAAATAGATCTACTTTCATCTTAACCCATTTCATTCTTTTATTTCCTTTACTTTTGCTATAAATTTTTGTGCATTAAGAATTGTAATACCTATAATCAAATTATCTTTAAATCTAAGTATTATATCACCTAAACGTCTTGCAAAATCAGCTTTCTGTGGTTTTTTACCTATACTTATATAGAGAACATCTACTTCTTTATCATAATCAAAATAATATTTCATTTCCATCTTCTCTCTATAGTATAATAAAGAGCAGTATGAACAATTATACAGCTTAATTGTACTGCTCCAAATACCATTAAGTTTCTTGTTAGCCCATAAATAATTACAAATTGACTACTAGCAGACAATATACGATATATTATTGTCTTCTGAACGTCTTTCCTTCTAAAACCCTTCTCTATCCATTGCTGTACTTTTCTTCCTCTCATTATAGGCCTCCATTACTTCTCCTACTCTAAAAAATATTATTTGAAATAGATCAGAATAACTTCTTTTGCCTCCTTCAGGTTGATGAATTAGAAAAATTAATTTGCCTCTAAAACCTGGATCTATTAATCCACTATAACAACTAACTATTCCATATTTACCCATTCTACTTCTAGGAACTACAAGAGCTACTATATTGCGATTTAATTCAAAATCTTCAACTGAGATTAACCTAATTATATTTCCAATTTTCCTTACTACCTTTGTACTTACATCATAACTTACTGGTCCTAATTTTTCTCTACTAAATGGATTTATCTTTATCCTTTTAAACTTAATTGCTTCTAATATTTCTTTATCTGTTAACATACTAAAACCTTCCACATTTTTTACACTTGTGATTACAATCACCTTTCTTTATTAACTGTTCTTCTATTTCTTTCTCTCTCATTATCTTATTAAGCTTTACAGTCAAAGATAATGCCTTATTATAACTATACTTCCCATCCTTACCTTGAACTTCCTTAACATGTTCTTCACATAAATAGTCATAGAACCAAGGTCCACCTGTTCTTCCTATCTTACACCCACAATCTAATATTCTTGCTTCTTCTCTTGCTTTACTTACAATTTGTTTATGTTGAATATATTTAATAGGAGTTTCTACTTCCTCAACTTTTACTTTCTTTTCTTCTTCTTTTGCTTTTCCCACTTTTCAACCCTCTTTTTAAGATATAATCAGTCATATAAAAGCTACTAACATAAGCAACCAAAAGAATTATAGAAACTATAATAGCAGTAAATATATTCCATTCCATATTTTATTTTCTCCTTTAAACATTAACATAGAAAATTCATTGCCTGTTTAAATACTTCTTCTTTACTAGCTGTATCAGTATATATAAATATTCTTTCTAATTTGCTCATATGAAAGGCTTCTATATAATTTTGATTTACTTTCTTGACCTCTTCTAAATTCTTTAAATAGTCTTTATTACTTATTCTTCCTTTCACATTATTATGATCCATAAATCCTAACATTATTAATTTAACTTTCTTACTACTTAATTCTTTAATTAATATGTCCTCTATATCTAATGCACATTTAGCTAACCAATAAGGATAATTTCTTTTAACTGGACCATAAGCATATTCTGATAAGTGGAACCTGTCACATACTATAGTTTTTCCTCTAGCTATTAATTCTTTAAATATTCTTATACTAGCTATATGTTCTCCCTTAACAAAAGAAGCATTTTGTAATAGACTTACTTCTGTAGGATAAGAATAATTGAACATATAATCAAATATACCTATTCTTCTCAAACCTTCAATTAAAGTACTTTTACCTGAACCATCTACTCCTTCAATAATTATCAATTTTCCATTCATCTAATATCTTCCTCTTCTATAATTATACTTTAATTTGGCTTTATTTAAAGTTTCCTTCAATTGGCTTTAGTTCCCTTATTCTACTACAATCCATTTCTTCCATAAAAACTTCTAATCTCTTTAACATAGGTAAACTTCCCCTTCTTGCCTCCATCATCTTATCATGTTGTTCTCTTAACTGCGGACTACAATCATACTTAGCTATTAATCCTAACCTAATTAAATTATCAAAATATTCTTTAGATGGAAAGAACATATTTCCTACTCTATATCTTGTTTTTACTTTTTTATATTTTGTCATTTTAATTCCCCTTCCCAACCACATTTTTTACACTTAACTCTAAAATCTTTTCTAGGTTCTAAACTTTGTCTACTTGAATAGTCTGTTCTACCTTTCCAATTCTGCTTCCTGGACTTTATATACTTAAGATGTTTATCTCCACATTTAGAACATATCATTTTTCTTTCCTCTTCTCTTCTTCTAATTTCATTTCCATATACTTATAATATTCTACCCAAGCTATTCCACCTAAAATAATAGTACCTTCCCCGTCCATCCATATATCTATAGTTGTCTTCATTATTTTAAATGTTCCAATTAACTGCATTTTACTTCTTACTTTATCACTCATCTTTCTTTCCCCATACTAAATTCTTTAGGTAGACCTTGATCCTCATTAAGTTCATGATTAAGATAAAGAACTATAATCTTAGGTTTAGGCCAAGAAGGATATTCCAAAATAACTTCTCCATCAGTAATTCCAACTACTTTTAACTCTTCTATCCATGCATTTAAAAATTCTTCAACTTCACTTTTTCTCATTTATTCCTCAACCTTTATATGTTGTTCTACAATTACTAATATATCTTCCACCATAGTACCTAAATCTGATGCCTTATATTGACTTAAGTATGTTCTAAGAGCTTGTCTAAGTCCTTCTCTATTCTTCATCTTCTTTTTCTCCTTTAAGTACTGCTCTAGTAACTGTACTAGTAAATACTTCTCCACAAGTTAAACATTCATATTCAACTAATATATTATGAATTTTCACTTCTTCATCCTCATCAATTATACCTAAGTCATCTACTTCATCTATAGGTTCTATCTCTACTTCTTCTTGACATTTAGAACAAGTTACCATTTTTATCTCCACTTAGTATCTTTTAAATCTATAACTGGACCATGATATATAACTTTTCCAGTGGCTATCAACTTATGTAATTTATCTACTCTTATTTTCCAATTTTTTATACTGAGAGTAACTATTCTATTTTCCTCCTAATACTACTACTCCAGTCAACATCCAATTAACAAATAGAAATATCCAACTAAAGCCTACAAGAGCTAAAGCACCCTGATTAAGTTCTGCAATTGGACAATTAGTAAAGTCCCATAAATACCTAAAGGCCTTAGAAGTTGTCCATATACATTGAATTGCCATAGTGATTTTAAGTAGATGCTTTATTATTTGTCTCTTCATCTTGACCAAATACCTATACCACACTATACTATTTAAACCTTTCCTAATTAACATAATCTAACTTTCTCCATTTATCCTCTTCCTGGTCCTCTTCAATTTGCCTCCGTAGATCATTTAGATCTATTAACATTATTCTTGGTTCAGCTAGAAATGCTTCTACAAATGAGCCTCTTTCAGTATGGTTAACTGCATCATCTGTATCTTCCCAAATGAACAACTGATAATGACCTAGAGTTAATCTTAAACTATTAATTTCTGGCTCTTTAAGATACTTTAAATGTTTAAACCACATTATTATATCCACTCATCACTAGGATGTTTTTCTAAATATTCTTCTTCTTTTTCTTTATCACGTTTAAACCCCATCATAAGAGTTTCATTAAAATTTAATCCAAGAATTTTACATAGTTTTTCTACTTGACATAAAATATCACTTAATTCTGTTTGGGCATAAGCTTTATAACCTTTATAATCAAGATCTTTACTTCCATGTCTTCCTGACTCTTGAGTACTAAGTCTAATAATATGCATAAAACAATCTGAGAGTCTAGTCATTTGTCTAGTAAGCATCATATAATGAATAAGTAATTGCTCATCTCTTTCATTCTTAATAATTTTCATCTATACCCACTCATAATGTTCTATTATTTGGGGTCTTTTCTCTTTAACAAAAGAATATGACTTATTAAAATCCCATAATTCCATACTATTATATTTATGTATCCAATATGCTACTACAAAAGGTGCTCTATCCATCCCTGCTGTACAATGAACTAAAATCCTCTTATACTTCTTTGCCAATAATTCTAACATATAAGCTGCTGTTCTTAATTCTATCTTAATAGGTTCTAATCCTTGATGTCTACCCACTTCAATATGATAATAACCTGGAATAAATCCTTCTTTAGCACATTGATCTAAAGTCTCTTCTAAAATCTCATCTGCAATTTCTTCAGTATTATTTACTCTTAAATTGAGTATGCAATCTATCTTTTCCTTCATTAATAATTCTACATTTCTAGCATCTGTATATTCCCCTATTGCCACATTCCCAGTTATCCAAGTTATCATTTTATAATCTCCTTTGGTAAGGTAATTTACATATTTGCTCCCAATGAAACCTACAAAGTTGTAATTCCTGCATAAAAACTTTAGCTTGCTTATTACATCCTTTTATACTACATTTCATTTATTAAACCTCTTTTTCAATGCTCCTCTTATTTCCTCGGCATCTTCCATATTAGCTCCCAATCTTTGAAGTATAAGATCATACTCATTAAACTCTTTTCTTTCTTCATTATGGATAGGCTCAAACTTTACATCTGTTTCAAAGTCTCTTTCTTCCCAGTCTGCTAGTAGCTCATCAATAGCTTCTTCAAGTTTCTCCATGGCCCATTCTATTATAATGTTAAACCTCTTCTTTAGCTTATGAGCTATTTCCTTTAGATCATAAGTAGCTCTACTAGGATCTCTTTCAAACTGCTTATAAATATGGTATTTAATTTCTTTGGCTGTAACTTTATCTAAGGCTTCTTCATAAGCTGGCAACAGATGATCAAATATTCTCTCCTTTAGATCTGCTTGTTCGTCATTTAACTTATAGTATAAGGTCCAAAAGCTTTTAGGATACTTTATCTTCTCCTCTATTTCCATCTTAAGTTCTTCTTTAGCTTCTTTTCTAAACTGCTCTTCTAACTCTTCATCTGGAGGTAATGGAGGTTTTGCTGGTATATTATGTAACCTCATATATTCAGTTAAATAAATAGCTAGACCAACTGGCTTGTTCTCATTATTCCTATAATGAGTAGATAGAGACTCTAATTCATAAGTCTTATCTGCTTCTAGCCATGTAGCTACATCCCTTTCATCTACTAGTCCATATCTCTCTAAGAATGCTATTCTCTTCCTAGTAGCTGGTCTTTGACTAGGTCTCTTCTGTTCTTTATCATTAGGTAAATTTAGATCTTCTCCTACAGATGGAAATAGACCTGTAAGATATATTCCTGGATTATTAACTGGAGGAAATTTATAATCTAAGTGTCTACTTGATTCTGTTCCAGCCTGAATGGTCCTTAACATATCTACTCCATATACATCTCCATCGGCCAGGAATAGAATATTTTTCTTACCATTAAACCTCTTAGTTAATTCCCAAATAGCCCTATTGAAGTTTCCTCCTACAGTTACTATTACGCTATTAGATAGTTCACTAAAGTTTAGATCTACTAACCTAGTAGCTGCCGCATTCTTCTCTAGTACTATAATATTTTGACATCCTTCTAGTTCTTCATCGGTTATTACTGACCTAGCTATTCTCTCGGTAAAAGCTACTCTCCTATCCTTATCCCCATAATGTTCTGAGTGAGTATAGAATATAAAGCCCTTACTCAAGTTACCTATACAGAATGTTTCTCTTCCTATGTCACATAAGATCTCAACGTTCTTAATGGCCCTTAATACTTCTGGATATATAGCATCAGCTTGACAATCTTCATAAGGCTTAACTAGATCTGGCCTTGCTCCCAATGTATAATAAAACTCTCTAAGCTCTAATGGTACTTCTAAACTTAGTTTAGCCGCTGATAATGCTCTTTGTACTGAGATCCTATTGTATCTGATCTGGGCCTGTTTCTCTAGAAGAGTAAACCCTGTAGATGGGCTATAGTATTCAACATCCTTCCCACTCATCTTTTGACTTGATGTTAATGAACCATCTATAAATTTTTGTCTCTTATCAGTATTCTCTATCTTAAATTCTCTCATTTACTCTTCTCTTCCATTTCTTTCTACGTTTTAACCATGAACACCAATTTAATAAATTAGTTAATCTAATATTAAAATCTTCCTCTTCTTCACTACTCATTTAACCAACAATCTCCATCACAGCTTTCACAACATTTAAGTTTCTTACCTGTTGAACAAGCCTTATGAGTTGAACAAGTCATCTTTAAGAAAGGAGAACCACATGCATAACATCTTACTATATCCCCTTCATCATAATAATCAATATGACTACAAGTAAGACATTCATAGCTCCCTGACCATTTAAATCTTCTTGCTTTCATTTTTAGCCACTTAGAAATACCACATGCTAGAATATAAACCTTTCTAAAAAAGTTAAACTATAAATTATATTAAATTACTGTTTAAGACATGCATTAATAATTGCAGTAATACCAATAGCAACATGCATTTTAGGATATAATTCAGTAGACACTTTTTGAAATATGATCCCTTTCAATTTTTCAGCTATACTAAAAGCTTCTTCAATAGATTCAGCATTAATGGCTTCAACTATAGAAATTTTCTGAATATCAGAAGAATCATCCAAAATCAATTTATATCTTACTTCATACTCCATACACTCACACTCCTTTAAAGTATATAACTATCTTGGAATGGATCATGGTTCCAATCCACTTCCAATATCTATATTTTACTAAACCAATTTATTTATCTATTATAGTAGTATAGGATTGGTCTTGTTGTCTTCCCGTCTTCACCATAGTACCCATGATACTTCTATGATGTAGCATTGTCCACACCCTGAAGCTGGACTGCCACAGGATGAAGCTCTATATAAATCCTAATACTATCATCCTATATAAACATTTCCATTTTGGTTAAACTATAAGAGATATTAGATCAATCATCAAATTTGAAAATAGAATTAGACTCATAATATGTTTAATAAAGGACTTACCTATTCTCCAGGATAATACATGGAAAAGGAATGAACAAGTTACTATTAACATAGAGACAATAGTTATACCTATAATATTATTATATTGACTATTTGGATTTAGCTCTATATGAGTCTGTCTTATATCTACCAAATAGAATGTAAGTAGGCATGTAGTAAAATAAATAAGCAAAGGAAGAAAAAGAGTTAAATAGACTTTATACCCTTTCTTCACTTCTATTCATCTAATAGAAAAAGAGAATATGATAATATATAAAGGTTTCTTTCTACTCTTCTTCTATCTCTACCTTAGATATATTAGCTCTTTCCATTAATCCTTTAATTAATAATACTCCATTTAATATGTGATTAAAGTTAGTAGCATTAAATATACGGTTCTCTGGATTTAATGGTATAAGTATGTTATTCTCATCAATGGTGAATATAAATTCTACTTGTGGATTACCATGCTTTATTTTTACCTTTATCTTAATAGCCATATTCTATTCTCCATATATTATTATATAATTCAATTGTATATAAAGGTTATATATAGAATGTTCTAATTAATGAATTATTTGATAAAAATATATCATATATTTACAATATTATTTTATTATTTTCTGAATAAAATTAGCTATAATTAATAATGCTAATGCTATTATTTGTCCTAATGTTGGTATTTTTTTATCAAACCCATAAGCTGTTATTATCTTCATAATCCATGATATAGTAACAGAAATTATTATAATAGAATAAAAATTCTCATATATCTTATATCCTATATTAAATCCTTGAACAAGTAATACGTAAGCTACTAATTGAATTGGTAATGTTAAAAAAGCATATTTTATTGTACTTATTAATGATGATGTATTTTTTGCCCCATACCAATTAATGATATTAAAAAATAGTACTGATATAGCATATAAGAGAGGAAAAAGAATTTTACTATCCATTCTATTTCACCTTATAATTATATAAGTATGTATACTAAAATATAAAGCTTTCTAAAAATAAAAAATGTAACTAAATGTACTACAATGTATACTTTGGCTTCCACCATCCATCTACAGTAGAATAGTGGCCTCCACCTCTTCTAGCAGTAACCTTAAGTTTAACTGATAATATTACACTCTTTATCCTCAAAGCTTCTTTCCTCTAATAAAGAATATAAATGTTATGTCTTCCTCAGACTGTTCTTCACTTACCATATATGGATTGGGAGCTGATGCATCACCATCTACATTAGTATTATTAGATCCTAAACTAACAAATGATAATGAGTCTTCAACAAAGAAATGTACTGTTAGTCCTTCAATAGGAGTAGTACCATCATCCCTCTTAACATTGATCTGAGGAGTAACCTTGTCTCCTACTTCAATAGATGTAGGTAATGTTGGAGTTATAACTGGATCTTCAAATTTTCCTGCTCCTTTAATAGATTGAATAATTTTATCTTTAATCTTAGGCATACTATTCACTTATAAAATTTTAATCTTCTTCTATATATAAAGCTTATTGTTTAAGTGTAATACAGAAATACACAATATAGAAGAATTAACATGATCCTATTTTATCTCTAGTTATAACCTTTTTATAATTGGGTTTGTAATCCTTAAAATCAACTACTTTATAATAATTAAGATTAACCCATCTAGCTAAATCTCTAAGAGCCTTCTTATCTTTTCTATTATTATATATCATAATGAATGGTCTTACTCCTAATTTCTTAAGTAATTTTACCCTATAAAGATCTTGATCTAATGTAGTATTAAATCCTACTAATACATAAAACAACATATAATAAGACTTTATTCCAGCATCATTAAGAACCTTTACTTTCTTCTTAACTAGAGAAGCTAACTTGGGATCATCAAAAGCAAAGTATAATGTTCTTCCTCTGAATGTATGATTATAAAATTTAACTTTAGATAGTAACTCTGTATTTTCCTTATTGATTAACCTAATATCTAACCCTTGACTAAAACATACTTTAACTTTATACTTAATGAAGTATTCTAACTTCTCTTTCCATAATGGACTAGCTAAAAAATTATTATCTAGAACTATAACTCTTAATGCTCCTTTCATCCATGTTAAATTAACTTCCTTTATGTTCCCTTCCTTTTCTCTTACTATACAAAATGGACAATTTCTAATACAACCTCTAGATGTAAATCCTATTTTTTCTCCTTTACTCATGTTAAATAGTTCATAATCTGGTACTATACATTCAATGTTAGATGGAAGTTTAGATTTAACATCATAGCCTGATCCTCCCATAAATATCTTACTACCATAAGTTCTATCAAATTTATATCCACTTAGATCTAATATTGTTACTTCATCCTTTCTATCAATATGCCATTTAGCTATCTTCATCAATGCTAAATTAGGCCATTTACCATCTAATTGTATAATACCAATCTTCATTTTTCCATCATCTATATTACTATAATAATTAAACTATATTTAAAGGTTTTCAAAAATACAGTAATTTAATTGGTTTCCCAAACAATTACATCATTCATATCTAAAACTTCTTTTAGTATTCTTTCTATAGTTTCATCCCAATAAACAATTTTACCATTAATATGTGACCAGCAATAAGACTCTCCACTTAATGCATGAGTTATTTCATGTATCATTATAATACTATGTCCTAAAATTGCATTTTTAAGATTTAATCTTTTACCTAATGTAGCTACCCACATATTAACACAATTTACACTCCATTTACCTCTCCATGCATGACTATCACTATTAGTTGGTTGTTTAATTGTTCCAATACAAAATTTAGGCTTCATTTAACTTTTCCTCAAATAATAGAAATATTATCATTATATTTAAAGATTTTTCAAAAAGATGAGCTGTATATAAGAAAACATAAATTTCACCCTCTATTCAACTTCCACTTTTACACTGTGCAGTATTATATATTTAATCATTAGTTTAACCATACGGTTTAACTCTCTATGTTTCTATAGGTAGAATAGCCAGGTAACATCTATAATTAACTCTG